TACCATTACCGCCGGTGCCGGTACCAAGTGCCGAAATGGTTTTGGTCAACGTGTTGGCGGTCAGCGTGTAGGTGGTGGCGGTGTAAGACCTGTTAGTGGTGTAGGTGCCTGTGCCGCCAGCGCCAGTGCCAAATGCGGAGATGGTCGCAGTGCCAGAGCCGGTGCGAGAGGCGCTTGCCACAGTGCCGGATGCGTCCATGTTGTATGTACCGTTACCACCAGAGCCGGTGCCAAAGGAAACAACAGTCCCGCACCCACTAATCACCATGCCAACATGAACACCGCCAGAAGCCACTGCTGTCACGGTCATTACGCTAGTAGCTCTTGATGCTGTGATTGAACACGCCGTATTGATAACCGTACCGACTTGTACTCCGCCAGCGGTGTTAGTGGCAATTGTCAACGTAGTGCCGGAGTTTGTCGCGGTACCAGCAAATGAAGGGAACGTCACCACAGAACCGACATCCAGTGCGCCTTGAGTGGTCGCAGTCACAGTCATGGTGGTTCCGCTGACCGATGCAGTTCCTGCATAAGTTGGCAGCACAAACGAACCGTAAACGCCATTTTGCAATAGTGAGTTTTGTTCGCTGCTGGTTGTCATTGTGCCGCTGGAGCCAGTTGCCGTTGCGGCAAATCCACTAAACAATACAGTTTGTATCTGACTGCTAGCAGCAATAGTGATACTGCCAGCGCCGTTAGTAATGGTTACATTTGAGCCAGCGGTTAGCGTGGCTTTTGTTAGCGTATTGCCGGTAGTGTTGCCAATTAGTAGTTGACCGTCGGTGTAAGAAGTTTGACCGGTACCACCATTGGCCACGGGCAAAGTGCCCGTTACGCCAGTAGAAAGTGGAAGGCCAGTAGCGTTGGTTAAAGTTGTTCCGCTTGCTATGGTTCCAAGAGCAATAGAATTACCAGAGGCATCAAGATAAATAGATTTACCAGCCGGATAAGTACAGAATACGTTTTTTGAACCTGCGCTGAAGTTAACAGCACTACCGCTATTAGAAGAAGCAAGAATTGTGTCACGCGACAGTGTCGTGCCAGAGGAAGTATAGGTTCCAATACCTACTTCCCATTCGGCCAGCGTCTGATGAACAATTGAGTAGTAAGTAGTGTTGGCGTTGCCAATGACCGAAAAAGATTGAAATCCACTAACAGCACCAGCAAGCGTAATGGTGCCGGTACCGGTAGTGGTCGTGGTTTCCTGTACTCTGTCTTTGACAACAAGCGCCATTTAAATCACTCCGCAGTTAGTTCTGCTTCGCCAAACCACCGCTGTTGAGTTTCGCCGTTAACATCATTCCACGAAATTTGGTAGAAGAAATTACCATCTTCATCCATACGCAGGGCTTCAACCGGACCTTCGGGGATGACGCCTTTAGCCTTGACGTTATCGCCTTTTTTAAATTTAGTAGCCATTTAGTTCTCCTTAACCGGCAAGGCTGAGAGTGTAAGTAACGGTCAGCGTATCGCCAGACACAACCGCACGGTCACCCGGCGACGAGAAGTCAGCAGCCGAATACATAACACCGGTAACACCGCTCTTGGTGTTGACGTTTGTTAAAAATGCTCCGCCAACGGTAGTGGTGCCGTTGATGGTAAACGATGCGGGCGAAGCACTATTGGTGGCTACAGACGGGTTTGCAACAGTAGGCGCAACAAACGTAGCGGCGGGACGGGTGGCGTTACTATAAGTAGTAACTTCAGACCAAGTACGAGCGGTTGCTGCACTGATGGTGGTCGATGTCACAGTTTGCGATTGCGAAACAGTCCAACTAGAACCCGAACCGGCAGTAATATAAGTACCACCCAAAACGTTGGTGCCGCTAATAAGTTGACCGATGGTTACAGTACCAGAAGTAACAGTACCAATAGTCAGCGTGGTGCCAGAAATAGACGAGCCAGTAGCAGAGAACGTGCTGGTTGCCATCGTGTCAGTAGCAACCGGATTAACCGAAGCACCCGAACCGTACAGACCAATATACCAAGCAGCAGTGTAAGACGAACCAATAAAATACTTGGAGTTCATGTCTTGCAGACCACCGTTCAATACAAGGTTCTTAGACTCGGCTTCCCACTTGAGGTTGCCGTCCTTGTCCCAGCATTGGATGTGATAAACACCACTAGCCTTTGCGCTATCGGCAAGGCCACCATTTTGTTCAACAAGCGCCGCAGTAGCGTCACTCATTTTGACTTCTTCGTTTTGCATGATAACTCCTTAATTGATTCGGACTAACGCCGATGTGTTTGATGCTATAGGGAACTGAACTTGGAATTGGGTAGTGGACGTTTTATCCGCCCCAAAATCAAGAACAAACAAAGCGATATTACTACTATCTTGATAAATCAGTGCGCCACGAGCAGTAATAATACCAGTCCAAGTGGCGTCAGAAAAATCCAAATATGAAACGCCATCCAAGAAACCTACAGACGGAGTAATGGTCTGTCCACCTGCGGTGTATCCCGTCGCTACAACTTCATAGTCGGTTGTGTACGCAGTGGTTTGTGCATTCAACGTAGCGTATGAATCATACAGTGCAATCTTGAAAGTCTGTGAAGTCGGCGCGGCAAAGTCAAACGTACCGGCTAGTAGCCCGGACTTGAATGTATCGCAGGTGTAGTTACCGGTGAAACTCATCAAACCACCTTCTGCTTGTATTGACCATCACGATACGCATCACCACGCTCCATGCCATCACCCAGACGCTTAGCCATAGCAAGAGCTTCATCATAGCGTTTCTGATACGCGCTATAAACATCTGCCTCACCCTTCATATAGGTATAGGCTTCAAGCAGTGAGCCATAAAAAAGAACGGAATCAAAATTATCACCAAGCCAAGACGTAGTAGCGGTAACAATTGACTCGGGGTAATAGTAATAATGCAGCTCAATATAGTAAAGAGCGTTTGGTGTTGGGCCTAGAATAAATGAAAGCTCATTTGTAATAACTGATGAACTTGTCGTAGTTGGACCAAAAATTGCGTAATACGCAGGTACACCCGTATCATTTGGTGACGGATATGCGGCACGAATAAAGTTAACGTCTTTGTTTAACAGATATTCGTATGTGCCTGTATTTATATTACCCCCGGTAACTCCGGTAGCAACGGCCATAGAATAAACTGCAAGAAAATCATCCGGGGCGGAAAGGTACTTATTACCAGAAAAGGTTGTACCGGTAACATTTTTACGCAGCGACGGGAACTGAATCGTATTGTAAATACGTTGTTCGGCTTGTTTAATGAACGTGTTTATATCATCAGTTGCAAACTGATTCTCAGTATAGCTTTGAATCTCAGCAACTAACTGTGTGTAGTTCATGATTAAGCCATCGGGCCACGGGCTTTGGTGCCCTTAGTAGCAGCGCCACAACCACGGATTTCAATGCCATCATCTTTGGCTTTGGGGTCGTACCCATTACGGTTGACATTACCCACCGACATATTCACTTTATCTGCTTTGGTTGGTTCCGGGAAATATCCGTTATTGCTAACGTCCGCGCCTTTTTGACCCTTCATATTATGGGGTTCAGCATAGACTTCGGCAGAGCCGACTTCCTTGCCACCCTTCTTCATACTGAAATTAGCCATTATCGACCCCGCGACGAAGTGCGTTGATTGATGACCTTAGCCATGCCGCGACCATACTTCTTCATATCAAGATTGGTCTTGCCGCCTTTGGCGAAACCCTTGCCGTGCATACGCTTTTCGTGCGACTTAACTTCTTCGTCGGCAATCTTCTTAACTTCTTTCTTGTCCATGATTGTTCCTTAAGTTGTTACTACGGTTACGCTATTTAAAAGTACGGTTAGAGCTAAGTTATTAGGAGTCAAAAAGTCGTCGTTTGCTCTTGAGCCACCAACCGGATTCCAACCCCACTGAATAACTCTACTCCCCCCACCCGGAGGTCCGGCGTTACCGCTGTTTGTAAGCTGCAGACCTGTAGTACCTGACTGATAGTATGATACATCGGGCCGTGGATTACGTACTGCTTGCGGGTCATCGACCGGATACAATCCTAAAGACAACTGCGGTTGGTCAGGTTCCCAGCAAGTAGGGCACACCAGAATATTAATGTTTTTGGTCTTAATAACCAAGCGTTTTAACTGTTTGAGCTTATACCTAAATCCACAACGGTCACACTCCGAAATTGCATTTTTGCCGGATGAAAACTTAGAAGACATTACCAGCCCCCGCCACCAACATACCCAATACGCGGGGCTAAACGGAGAGAAGCTTTTTCCCGGTCCTCATCAGCGGCCATTTGAAACTGTTGCTCATAGTCCATTTTCAACTCAGCACGTCTGCCGGGGTCTATGTTAGGCAGCTTCATAGAAAGATAATAAGCAAGGCCCGCAACCATGCAGGGGAGGAAGCGGAACGGAATGTCTTGTGTAGCGGTACCGCCGGTACCAGCGTCTTGGATACGGCGCAAGCGCCAATATACAAAGGTGTATGTATTATCTACGTTAGCCGTAGGCCAGATATTAATCTTAGGGGCGTTAACACCAGTAGTTGGATACGTAGCACCAGACTGACGGTTTATCCAGACCTGAATCGGTCGGCCTTGAGCGTTCTTATTCGGGATTGTCGAATAGGTTGATTCTGAGATTCGGGTGATATTGATGTCGATTTGGTTTTGGCCGGTGCCAGTCCGGACCACGTGGTCGAGCAAATCAATAGTATCAACAGGCAGGTCGTATACAATGGTTCCTTGGGTAAGGGCGATACTTCCCTGCTCAATAGTCCAAAGATTAATGCCGCGATTAGCCCACTCAATAGTAAGCAGATTAAGGCTACGCCGAGCAGTTCGTAAATCATAACCAGTTCTTAGTTCCGCGCCACAACGCTCAAAAGCTTCTTCAACAAGCTCATTGAGGTTTAAATTAAAGTCTGTGGTGCCGGAAGTAGTCATCTATATCTCGAAGTTTTCTTTGCGACAGTTTTAGGCTGTGCTACAAATTGCTTTCCTGCTCTTTTTCCTGCTCTCTTCGCTCTAGTCGTTGCAGCATATTCTGACGGAGATAACGACTTAATCGCCGCTTCCGGGAGGTATCGCTCTCCGGTTGCTTTTGGTCCTTGCGTTGACGGCTTACCACTTTTAGTTCTCCACTTCTGCTCCGTCCAAGCCTTGAGGCTTTGCTGGGGCTTTTTCATACTAATCCCTGTACCCGCCGCCGCGCTTCTTATACTGCAGCGCCAGCATTTGTGCCTTGCGGGCCGACCACTGACCCGGAGCACCACCCTTACCGCCGCCTTTGATGCTGTTGAATAAGGACTTGCGCATGCCGGGTTTGGTGTAGTTACCTGCTTCATTGACCTTGCTCAGGCCACCTTTTTTGTATTCAGTAACTTCGTTGGGGTTGTCTTTGCGACGAACGGTCTTAGCCTTCGGCATCTTTGAAGGATTAATACAACCCATACCCCGACTAGCTCTCATACCATTTTGCCTCGTGTTTTACCGCGTTGAGCGCAGCCATCAGCACGCTTTGAGGCGGACGACTTAATCATGCCACCCTTCTTCACTTGCTTGACTTCATTTTGCGATTTCTGCTTTTTCTCGGGCACAATTGCTTGAGGAATAATCCCGGCAACGCCGCTTCGTGCTAAATCAGCATACGGACCCTTACCGGATACAACGCTAAACACAGGAGAAACAGCTCCTAAAATGTCTTCGATTGCCATGATTACACCATCCTTCCGCGAGTTTTACCGCGTTGAGCGCAGCCATCAGCACGGCGCGAAGCAGAGCCACCAGAAGCCATTTTCTTCACCTTACCACCACGCTTAAAACTAGTTGTAGTGCCTTCTTCATCGCTCATAACGCTAGGCATAGACGACTCAAATTTAGTTTCTTCTGCGGCGGGCTTCTTTGCACCGGCCATTTCCGTGGTATACTTCTTCCCATTCCAGCTAAACGTTTCCTTACCGGCAGCGCGGGCTTCTTTAAAAGCGTCCTTAAATGACTTGCTGCCCCCAAAAGCGGTAGTGCCCCGACCAGTGCCTGCGTCGGCGTTCTTGGAAGACCCCATCTTGGATTCTTCGTGTTGGTCGCCTTTGGTCAGAATACTTTTATCCGTACCAAAAAGTAATCTGCTTAATTTTTCTTTCGGGGTTGCCATAATTAGCTCCTTAGCACTTACCGCCGCGCTTCATGCCGCGAGCGCCGCTTTGAATACCAACAGTCTTACCAGAGTCACCAAGGTTACGGCCCTTGGTCTTGCCTTTAACAGCAACACCATCTGCACGCTTAGAGGCCGAACCAACCGAGCCACCCTTAGCCATCTTCTTGCAAGCGCCGCCCTTCTTCATGCCCATCATTTGCTTTTTATCCAAAGCCATATCTGCCTTAGAGCCTTCTTTCATGCCTTTCTTCTCAGTGTCTTTACCTGACTTTTCAAACATCTTCATCTTCGTAGCCATTTCACCACCTCGTTTAAATTGTTTGCCTTTATCGGCTTTGTTAAATTCCTCCCCCACACTTTGAGGGATACCTACCTTTTTGGCAAACTTCGGGTTATGGGCCACCGCCGCCATAAAGTTGTGCTGCTTCTTACTTACGCTTGGCATTTTGAATCCAGTCTCGCACGGTCTTGGTTTCGTAGATGCGGATGACCGACCAGACAATCGAGAATGCTGCTGCAATCGCCGGTAGTGCATTCATAAGTGTTCCAACTACAGTGACCACAGACGCCGCATCAACTGCCTGTTTAATGGTTTCGTGATGTTCTGTCATGTTAACAATTCCATGCCCGCAGGCTTTTGTTGATACGCGAGTTAGGGTCATTAGCAGTCTTAGCGCTAGTAAGCTTCTTCTTCATACCTGACATACGGGCACAAAAAGACTTCTTACGCGAACCACCTTCAGGCTGCGGAGCTTTCAGCCCCGGTTTACCCGGATTAGCAGCATTATAAGAAGCACGGCCCTTAGCATTCAAACCACCCTTGGGGTTCTTGCCTTCTTTACGCGTCCAAGCCGGAGACTTAGCCATAGAACACCGTGATACCGGTAACTGAGCCAACCGATAAGGTCAGATATAGCCCGGTCTTAGCCAAAATACCTTCACCGGGGACTATGACATAAAACGTGTTTGGATTACTGTTGCCAGCTAAGTCCATCGTGTAGAGAACGGCGGCTGTGGCGCTACCGTCTCGGATTTCAAATGTTACCGCCGTGCTTATTTTTGGGGATACAACAATGCCCCGTAGTCTGGTACGGTCCCCGTAGTAGGAACCGGCGGCGCTTAGGTGCGCCGACTTAACATCAGTTTGCATCGTCATGACGCGCCCCTATTAAGCAGCAGTGGTAACGTTAGTCCAAGTCGTCGAACCGGTCGTATTTACATACAGACGGGTGCTAGTCGAAGAACCATCGGTACGGATGTACAGCGAGCCTTGAGCAGCCGACACGGTCGGTGCGCCCGAACCCACATAGATACCCAAACCAGCGGTGGTGGTGGCAAGGAACGCGGCAGTGCCGCCAGCAACAACAGCTTGGTTCGAGTCAGCGGTGATGTTGCCGGTAGCCGACAAGGTGGTGACGGAAGTTGCAGCGCCGATGGTCGCGGTGGTGGTGACTGCGCCAGTATCTGCGTTAATCGAAATAGTTTGGAAGCCGTTCTGCGAGCGAACTGGTCCCGAAAAGGTGGTATTAGACATTTAAATCTCCGTGTTGTAGCACTAAGCCAAACCATCTCTACAAAGTCTGCTAGGTCAGTTGGTTTGGCCGATTTCCTAGGTGATTGCTTTATACCACCTATTAAGAAAATATACAACACAAAAAGAAAAGGCCCCGAAGGGCCTTTGATTACTTCTTCCAGAACGCCATCAGCTTGCAATTATCTTCAATCGACTTTTCAGTCTTAATCCAAGCTTCAATCATCTGGTCGTGGGTCTTGTGGGCCATTTCACGATACGACTTCGACAGCGAAGTAAATACGGCGACAAAATCAAAGTTCATAGGTTTCTCCTAAAGGTTAGATGCTGCAGTGCAGCATTATACGGCAAAAAAGAGGGGGCGCAAGCCCCCTCCCTACATCAAACTGCTTAAGCGCCCGGCGAACCGTACATGCCGAGCGGGTCCGACCAACCGAACGAATAACGCTCACGGGCCTTGTAACGGACGTTGCCGGTATCAAAGTCACCGTCCATCGAGGTAGCCAGCGGGGTACGTTCAAAATGCTTCATACCATTCGGCACATCGGTGGTGAGGAACCAAGCGTTGCTATCGGTCAGGAAGTGGTTAACTGCGTAACCTTCCGGAATCGAACCGTTGTTCTTCAGTGCGTTGATGTCGTTATCGGCAGTCGAAACACGCAGTTCGGTTTCAAGCAGACGGGTTGCAACGAACATCAGAGCAGGCGGAACAATCAGCTTGCGCGGCTTGGCGGCAATCAGCAGACCACGTTCATCAGTCCACGCAGCGATTTGAATCACGGCGTTTTCCAACGAGGTTTCGTTCAGGTCAGCGGCGGTTGCCGGGGTGTTGCTGTTGGTGCCACCAGAAATCAACGGGTGAGCGGTCGAGAACAGCGAGACGCCGTCGCCACCAACATAACCCGAGTTGAAGCCGTTGTTCAGAACGTTAGCGGCCTTGACTTGCTTGGTGTAAGCCATACCACGGGCCAGAGCCTTGGTGTAACGAGCCGACAGCGAGTCGTAGAGGTTGTCCTCAACAGCTTCTTCAGTCAGCGAGAAACCCAAAGCGATGGTTTCGTGGTTGTAGCGTGCAGTCCAAGCTTCTTGCGCGTTGTCGTAACGAATCGCACTACCTTCGTTCTTGACCGGTGCTGCGCTGAAGCCCGACAGCTTGGTTTCTTCTTCAAAGCTACGTTCCGAAGATTCGGTTTCGTAGATTTCCTTATGCTCCTCGCCATAACGGGCGTACTCCAGACCGAACAAAGCGTTCAGACCCGGAAGGAGTTCTTTCAGTAGCTGGGCACGAGAAATTGCCATGATTTATCTCCTTAGACGCCAGTGGTGTTGAAGTAGCTGTGGAAGCTGCCGTTCCAAGCAACCAGAACTTCGGGGTAGCCAACGAACGTCAGAGCCGAACTAGAAGCCAGAGTAACTGCGGCGTCCAGAGTCAGCGTGGTGGTAGACACGTTAATGACGGTTGCGTATTGGCCAGCCAGAGTGCCGGTGCCGGTCGGGCAAATCAACTGCATACCCGGAGTCAGACCAGTAACAGCAGCGGTCAGGGTCACAGTAGCCGACGAACCCGAGGTGCTACCGGTACCGGTCAGGGTATAAGCGGTGTCAGTAACAACACCAACCATGCGCCACGGCAAAGCCGAGGTCACGCGGTCACCAGCACCCGAAGTACCCGAGGTAATCACAGCGCCCGAAACCGATTGGGCCGAGTTGCCAGTGGTCGTGCTACCAGTAACGCCGCCAGCGCCACCAACCATGTACAGGTTAGAACCAACGTAGTACGGGTTCAGGTAGCCAACGGTGGTGCTGGTGTTAGCCAGCGAGGTGCCTTGCGTCGTAACCACTACCTTCATCAAAGCGCGGGGGTCATCAACAACAATGGCTTCAATGTCATTGGCAGCAGTGCTTGCGGGGTAATACTGAGCAAACAGCTTTTGACCGGTGGTCGGGTTGGTATACGAACAACCCAAGAAAACACCAATCGTGCCAGCAACAGCGGTGCCCGGCGACGAAGCGGCGGACATCGACGAACGAACAACAGTACCGCCAGAAAATTGAACTACGTCACCATAGAAAATGTTTTGGCTGTAGTTGTACTCAATCGGTAGCTTGCGGGTAGCGCCAGCATACGGCAACCCATCAAGACGATTGACTGGCTTAAACCCATACGGGGCAGAAACAGTCGGATATGCCATGATTATGGTCCTTTAAAGATTATTTACCTTTTCCAAACGTGGTAGTGGACTTACGTTCTTTGAATAAAGGCATGCGAGCATCACTTTCCTTCATCAAACTATTATCCACTGCGTCAGTCTGGGCTTGTGCTTGTGCTGAGTAATACGCATTTCGTTGATTAACAAACTCTTGCGGTGTCTTACAAAGCAGCAGACCACCAATTTCAATCGAATCAGAGAAACGACTGTTGGGGTCCACATAAAACTGCATTTCGGGGTGGTCCGCCAGTTTGACCGGCTCCCATCCTTCACGCACTTTAGAAGAAACATTACGTGCATCCGATTGACCTACCATGCTTGTACGAATCCAACGATACGACCAACCTGCTTGCGGCTTAACTTCCGGCAGCAATTCAGGCGGCTTCCACGCTTCAGGGCGCTTAAAAGTTTCGGTAGATTCAAGTTCACGTGCGAGTCGATTTTCAGCCATTTCTGTTCTCCTTAATCAGTTCACGAGCATATTGCTCCGGGGTAATACCAAGTTTTTTGGCAAGGCTTACTTGCGTCTTGGTCAGCACTACTTTCTTAGGCGCGGTGCTACGCGTTGCCGGGGCAACAACTTGTGCCTGCTTTGCGCGAGGTTGAGGTTTAGTCTCTTCCTGCGAATCTCCCCATTCATATTCGGGGAATCTCTTGCGCATCGTATTATCAATACGACGGTAGTAGTCGTCAGACCTAGGGTCTACGCCATTCTTAACCAGCTTCTCATGCAGCCCCAAAGCCAAGCTGGTCATCTCCTCATCACTTCCAAACCAAGAGTTACGCTCTTGCCACGTAACTGCTTTATAGTCCGGTTGAGGAACTTGGGGCCGTTGTGATTGTGTATTTACATTACTAGTATCAGATTGTAAAGCTTTTTCTGCATTTTTATACTGCGGTCGATAGTTCTCTACCTGCTGAAATACCAACTGAGCGTTAGTAAGTCTTTCTTGGGCTTGGATTAATTTATCGGCATCGCCAGTATCATATGCCTCACGATATTCTCGCTTGGCAATTTCCATTTCCCGAGAAGCGGCTTCCTTGTATTTTTCTACAAGTTGAACTTCACCATCTTCAAGTCTGGCTTTTAGCTGTTTATTTTCTTCGTATACAGTTTGCGCCAGACGAAGAGCTTCTTCGCGTTCACGGGCTGCGGCTTCTTTAGCTCGGCGTTCATCATGCCAGACCTTCTTCATCTGTGACATGCGGGTGCGGACGCGGTCTGAATATTCGTTAAGCTCGTCTTTCTCAAGCTCGTCAACAATTTCTTCCGGCAAGGGGTCTCGCCCACGGTCTTGTACCGGGGTGTCATCCTCAACCTCAAATTCAGGCTCCTCTACTACTTTCTTTTCTACTTTTTCTTCAGCTTCATCAGGAAACTCAAACTCCACCATTTCCATATTGTTTTCTTGCTCAGCCATCATTTACTCCTTATGCGCGGCTATAGCCACGGGGGTCATCGACAATTGCTTCAACCGAATCATCATTAATAATTCGGAATTCACGCCCATGAATCTTGATGCGAGTGCCTGCATATGCGCGGACAAGAACAAAATCACCTTCAGCACACCATGGACCTGTGGGGAATCGTTGGTCGTCCTTGTAGCACATGTCACCCATTTTCACGACAAACAACACAACCGTAGCAAGTGATTCAAGCTCTTTGGTTTTGTCTGCCTTAATAATCAAACCTTCTTCATCCAGCGTGTCGCCCAAATCAGGTACTGCACAAAGAATGCGGTACCCAGTAGGTTCGGGAAGTTGTGTTGCATTTTCCTGCGTGACTTGCTCAGTCATCGTCTTGCTCCAATTGAGTTGCGAGGTCAGAGATAATTACTTGTGCCGCCAGCAGACCCCGTGCCTGACCACACAAAAACTGATATTGCGCAAAGTCCTGTAGGTTTCCATTAACCAAACAGTCTGCGATAGCGTTGCGCTCTTCTCCGATTCTTTTAACCAGATAATCAAGCGTGTCGTTCATTACTGCTCCTTAGTAGGTTGTTGTCTTTGCTGCTGACGTTCTTGTTGCTTTAGCTGATGTTGTGTTTTGGCGACATCAATGCCCATACGAACGCCTTCCATCTCCTGTTGTGCGGCCATTTTTGCCTTCGACTCTTGCGCCTTCATACCCATTTGAGCGCCAGACTGCCGTTCTTGTGACTGGATACGCTCCATCTCAATCTGCAGCTTGGCCTTATCAATCTCGATGTCAGCCAGTGTCTTGGCCTTCTTAATCTCAATTTCTTGCGCCTTAAGCTGTAGTTCTTGCTGCTGCATTTGAACCAACGGGTCTTGTGCTTGCTGTTGGGCCTGCTGCTGTTGAGCTTCTGCTTGGTCTTTCTGAAGCAGTTTCGTAGCAGCGTCGGCTACAAGGCGCGAGATGGTGAGTTCGGCTTCCTTGCTAAGCTCATCTTCAGGACTGGGCAGCGGCGAGCCAAGCTGGTCTTCAACTTGCTTGCGGTACTCAAACGCAAGGTGTTCCGCAATGTGCGCCTGCATAGCAGCGCCAATCTGTTGCGCCATAGGCGATTGTCCAACCATAGCCCCAAGCTTGGGGTCCTGCATTGCTGCCATATGTACTGAGATATGCGCTTCGTGGTCTTGGTAGATAAACGCCTTGACCGGCTTACCAGTAAGTACTGCCATATTTTCAGTTACAGGGTCTTTCGGCTTATGGTCGTCTGCGGACGGGATAAGCTTGCCAATATTCTTGATACCAAGGACTTCCAGCATCTGCTTATTAAGCTCAGCCAAGTCATAAATCTGCGGGGCAGACTGCGCCATCTGCATAACTGCTTGATACTGAACAACTTTCTGCGACATAGTGGCCGCGTTCGGGTCCGAAACAGGGATAACCTCGACCATATCAAAGTCGGCCTGACGGGCCATTTTGTTGCCAGTCTCAGGGTCGTAGTCGTACTCAACAGGCGCATAATCACGAATAATTGCCGCTAGGAGCTTGAACTCCTGTTTCATCGAGTAGTGAATGCGAGCTTGAACAGCCGACATAATCTTGAGACTACGCTCAAGGATGGCTAGAGTGGTCCCAACCGGGGACTGGGCACTCATATCAGATACCTGCAAGTCAGCCGCGCTAGCAAACCTACGGCCTTCTTCAATAATCTGGTTCATCAACGACATGAGGACCTGCGACGGCTCCTTATAGGGGAGCGGCATGATGTTGTCACGGATGGTACCGCTAGGTACGTCCACATCACGGAACTCAGCAGGTGCGATTGGCGTGTCGTCACCTTTTACGCGAAGACCTCGCGTCTTAAATCCACCGGGGAGGTTGGATAGAGTTCCGGCGTCTACGAGCTGCCGCATGAGCATAGTGCCTGACTTCGAGAAGGCACCGATAAGATGGACCAGACCTAGGTGGTAAAACCCAAAGCCCGGCACATAACCATAATGAACGAAGTGTTGACGCTTTTGCTTGGTCTCATCTTCGGGGTCCCAATTACGACGGATGGATAGGATGGTCTGGGTGCCCTTCTCAATAGTGACTACATACGGGAGAGCAATCCCTGTCTCATGTCCCTTGTCATCTTTGTCTTCGTCACCGGGAAGAATTAAATCCACGTGCATTTCAAGGAGCTTGAACCGCTCATCGGCGGAGGCAGAAAAGCCCATCTTCTCGGCAATCTTCTTTTCGACTTCATCAAGAACAAGGACCGGGTCGCCAAGGTCAACGTCACAGTAAAACCCAGCAACTTGGAGTTTACGAATCTCATTCTTGGTCTTACGCATCACGTGTGTAACACGTTCAGCAGTCTCTAAATTACTCGCGCCGTACGGGACCACCATGTCTTCTGCAGGGATATAGACGGCTGCTTGTCGGCCAAGGTAAGGGTCGAAGTAAATCTTTTTAAAGGCGTTACCAGCCAGACCCAGACCCCACAGCATCCGTTCATGCTCAGGACGATACTCAGGCATCTTCTCCGTGAGCTGGTAGTTCATGTCTTCTTGCACGCGCTCAGCGGCTTGTTCTTTATCGGGCGTGTCTTTGCCCATAATCTTGGTCTTGACCGGACCTGCGGCTGGGAATGTCTCCATAATGGTCTCGCTCTGGAACTTCACCAAAGCTTCAATCAATAATGGGTGGTATACAGAACAAGCTCCCGGCCACGGCTCGGTGCGGTCTTCTAACCTCAAACCCAGTAATTCCAGTCCTTCTACATATGTTTCTAGCCAATCACGTCGAGAAGCAAGGTCAGACTCAAAATCACCCAGCAAATCACCGGCTAATTCCGTAAGTTCCCCCTCGTCCATATCTTCCGCGAGGTTCTTATTAAACTCTTCGTCTTCCGCGCTGTCCTTACCCGGCTCAATAATAATCTCCATACTACCGTCGCCAATAGTCACGCTCTCCGGGTCTTCAATCTCAATCTGAATATCGGGGATGGCTAGTTCTTCAATACCCTGCGGCGCCGCATTAAGGCCCATAGGGGCGGGGTTTAGTGATTTCTGAATGTCCATTGTTTGGTCCTTTTGCGATTACATCGCGTAAAATCTTTTCTCTTTAGAACTACGGAAACCGGGTATTTCTTCTTCGTAGTCGGTGTCCAACCTCAAGAACCCACCACGGCGGAAGCGAAGTAACGCCTGAGTCATCGAGTCAACCAAGTCATCATGCTCGCCAGCGGGGAACGAAGCAACTTCTTCGACTAGCTCTTCTGCCCAATTTGTGTTAGGTACCCATACTCTACCAGAAGCAAAGATGTCAGCCACTGCATTTAATCGAGCAATCTTGTCATTGCCTTTAGACGGTGTGAATTCTTGTACTGGTATGCCCATAGCCCGCAGTTCAAACACCAACGGGGCGCCTGCGGCTTTCGCTTCTACGATGAGCGCATCCGGATTCCACTCTAAATAGTGCCTATATGCCTCTTGCTTCAGTTCAGGAAACTCCATCCGGTCTTTGAAGGAGTTGAGCAAGATAATATTGGCCTGCGCTTTGCCAGTATCGTCGTCTATATAGAACACGCCCCACGTGGTGCAAGCTGAATAGTCAGCCCGTTGCGTCTTCAAAAACGCCGTATCCCACGACTGGATGATAAATTCACAGCCCGGCGGGTCATCTTTATCCCAAACCTGCCACCATTCACGCTTAATAATGGCGCTAACTTCAGATGTCGGGTCTTGCTGGTACTGCGCCATCCACTTTGAGTGCGGAAGTTCAGATTTTAGGGCAGTTAATTCAGCTAATGACCAAAACTGGGGCCATAATGGGCGCCCGGAGGGGAGTAACGCCGGAAATTCAATCACTTCCCACTCTTCGCCGCTGCGCTGCATAGCTGACTTTAAAACTTGCCCAGTCAGGTCCTTTTTTGACCATCTTGTCATCACTATGACGATGGAACCGCCCGGTTGTAAGCGCTGCCGTGGACCCGATGTGTACCATTCATACGTTTTATCGTAGATTTCGGGGTTAGTTTCGCTTAATGCAGCCTCTTGTTCCGAGTGCGGGTCATCAATTATAAGGAGGTCAGCACCTTTACCAGTAACAGCGCCGCCAACACCAATAGCAAAATATTCACCACCTGCGTTAGTTGCCCAGCGTCCAGCGGCTTTCGAGTCAGCTTGTAGCTCAACCCCATCAAATACCATTCGATATTCTTCTTTATCCACCAAGTTCCGGACTTTACGTCCGAAACCGACAGCCAATTCTGCTGTGTGTGAAGTCTGGATAACCTTTTTCTGCGGGAAATTACCCAGAAACCATGCGGGAAGGAGGTATGACGCAAACTCCGATTTGGTGTGGCGCGGTGGCATGTTGATAATGAGCCGCTTGACCTCGCCTCGTGCCACTCTTTCAAACGCTCTAGCCATCCTTGCATGGTGTGCTCCGTGAATAAAATTAGGCCAAACCTTCTGCACGAAAGACATAAAGTCAGCACGGCAGTCTTCTTTTTCTTTCAGCCTATTTCGTTGGTCTAACTTAATAAGAAGTTCACGCTTCTCGGCTTCCGGAAGCGTAGGCAGTAGCTGCATGATGGCAGCTAGCTCTTGTGTACTTAGCTCGTCAAGCTGACTCATCGTCTTCTACCGGTTCATCAACTGACACGTCGTTCTCTACTACGGTTTCGACTTTCTTGTCGTCTTTATGCTTACGCTGTCTGATTACTTCGTCCAGTTCGTCTTCTTCTTTTGGCACCTCAACTACTTCGGCATCAATTACTTTCTCCAAACTGACACCGCGCTTCAGAAGAATCTCATTTACTTTCTCACGAATCTGCCTATCAATATCCGCGCTACTCTTGGCGGTAACAACGACCTCACTTTTCTCTGAGAAGGCCCCGATGTCAGACAATTTGCCTAGCAATTCCAATGCACGCAGTTCGTGCCGGGGGTCCCCGCACGTGGATAATTCCAAGAGTTTGTTGGTAATAAACGAGCGAGCCTGTTGAGGGCTGTCGAATACCTCTTTTGCGTACTCTTCCACAAGCGTTTTGATAATGCTGTGGGCGGGGATATTTTGATTTGGTGAGGGGGGAATGCCGTTTTGGAGAGCCGAAAACGTCTCCTTAATGTCAGATTCGACGGCGTTCGTGAATTCAGGCGTAATCCCCAACTCGCTAAGAAGCGGATTGGTATTCGCAAAAGGATTTGTAGTATCCATGCGGAGGAAACGGGACTCCAAAAGTATATATAGGGGGGATGCGTTTCAAAGGCGGATTCTATAGTAGTGAATTAAAAAGTCAAGGGGGGTACCCCTAATATTATTTTTATACCCCCCACCCCCTCGGAGGGACCCGCACCTCCCCTAAACCCAAACTAACGTCGTCGAACGCGCAAATCATTGTGTAGAAAACGCGCTTGGTTCCATCTGCTGACATTCGGGGGGATGGGGGGCGGTGGGTGGCGGCTCGGCGGGGACATCGTGACGGCGGTGTCAGGTTGTCGGCGGCGGCGCGGCGGCGCCTCCCAAAAAATCACACAGGTTCCGCGGGTTTGCTACTATTCATCTACCCGCTGCGTGTCGTGGCGGTGTCCGACTAGCCAGACGGTATCTGGTGGAGGGTTCCAACATGGAACAGAAGCAAGTGGCTCCGGCTCAAGCCGGTGAGTTGTTGGCGGCTGACGCGGATGCGGTAAGCCTGTTGTGGACGGTTGACCTGCGCAGCAAGGCGCAAGAGGCGGCGCTCGGTTTGTTCGAGGCTGAGTTACTGCGGGCTGAAGAAGGTAAGGCTAACCTGCAAGTGTACTCGGCGGTGACGGCGTTGCTGGCGGCACAATCGCCCACACACGGTGTGGTCGAAGTGCGTAATGGGCGTCCCGTTCTGGTGTCTGAGGATGGGCCGGCACTTGAGTTTCACGTGCGGGTGCAGTTGGTGCTGTGGGGCTGGTACTCGAGCGTGCGGGTGATGGTGCTGGAACAATACCGCGCCAAGCGTGTCGGGCTGACAGACAACGCCTATGACAAGGCGTGGAGCCGTGCTGTGGAGTTGGTTGATATGGCGCTGAAAGGCGGCTTTATCCCGCCAGCGTCGGACAGTCCGGAGGCCTTGAAAAAGGCGGCCCAACGTGCGGAGGCGAAAGCCAAAGCGGATGCGGAGCGCACCAAGTTGCTCGCGGCGTTCGAGGGCAAGTCCGAGGCTGACCTAAAGGCGGCGCTCAAGGCGGCTTACACTAAAGCGGCTAAGGGTGACGCGGCGGGCGAGGCGGAGGCGGAGCGCATCAAGACCGCCATCACGCTGCGCGAGCGTACGGAGTCGGATGAACATAACAAAGCGGTATCCGACAAGTGGAAAGCCATTGCGCAGTATGGCAAGCGGAAGGTTGACGGCGCGGACAACAAGTTGTTCGTGTCTGACCTCCGCGTTCTCGACCAAGTGCTCGAGGTTCTGCAGTCGCAGTAAGTAGTAAACGGGTCGGGGGCTTTCGGGCCTCCGGCTTTTCCATACCATATCGGAGGGTTGCATCATGTCAGACAGCACAAAGGGTAGTCTAACCATTCGCGTTCGGGTCGCCTGCGAAAAGCGGGCGCGGTCTTGGCGCTGGACTATCGTCAAGTTCTCATCAGTTGACATGGGGTTTGCGGAACGGTGGTCAGATGATGCCACCAACAGGGACACCATGAATTTTCTTGGTCACCAGTACATGACCAGCGTCAACGCCACCGAATTCCACGTCGAGTATGAGTTCGCCCCATTCCACCACTTCCTGTAATCCAGCAGCATCGGCCTCGCCTTCGGGCGGGGCTTTTTTTTGTCCATCGTGCGCCAGCAGGTGAGCGCAGCGAGCAGGTGGCGCGGCGTCACGCTTTCGGCTGCCCTCGGCACGGCCTCGGCACGGCCTCGGCACGGCCTCGCGCCTCCCTCGGTCAGGCTCTGCCTGACCAGTTCCCTAAAACCTACGCGGTAGCATCATCCTGAGTACAAAGTCACAAACTGACAAAGGGCGACCAGAGCGAGGGACAAACTGACATCGTGTCAGATTGTCTGCACCAAAAAGGGGCAAATCCTATTGTTCCTAATGTTCTTATAATGTTCCGTCGTGTCAGTTCGGTAAGTGCCTGATTATGCAGTAATGTTCTTTTGTTCCTAATGTTCCGTCCAATTTAGGGCTTCTGGGAAAATTTTTATGTCAGTCGGAGCACCTACGCAAGTTTTGCAGGGGGACAAAAATAAATTCATATAAAACTAATAATAGACGGAACAAAAGAACATTACGCTGCAAGCCCCGTATTTACTGGGTTTGTTTTGTTCCTACCCCCTAGGAACATTATGGAACATTACAGAACATTAGGGCTAACTGACCCCAACTGACACCTATTGTTCTATTGTTCCTATTGTTCCGTTGTCATTTCCACGTCCGCGTGACATTCCGTCCCACTTATAATGTTCCATTGTTCCTATTGTTCCGTTGTCAATACCAAGTCCGCGTGACACTAGACAACATTTCGTAATGCGGGACACCTACGCGATAGTCGGGACACAAATTTGAGGTATGTGTCATAGTGTGGGATAATGATAATGTAGTACCTCGTCCATTTTTTGTAACGGACAAAATGACGGTATGTCAGGTTGTCCCCTCTGGGAGATTCATTGTGCGTGTTCTTCGTATGCTTACTTATTACTTCTACCGTTCCGAGCATGTGCGTGTGGGCCATACCATCCGCATCGGGCATTTCGTGTTCAACCGTCTTGTTCACATCGAGTGAGGGAAGCCGAAATGGAAACCCATTGCGTTATTTGTGGTGATGTTGTCGTGCCTGACCGTTGGGTGTTGGGCTATCACACGTGCATGTACTGCGGCGAGCAGCAAGCGAAAGCCGAAAGCAAGTATCACATCACCGCGCCGCTCAACAAGTCCAACTACTTGCTGATTACTGACCTGACACAACTACGTCAACTCAACCCCAAGAGGACAACCTGACATCCGGTCAGAATGTCCAGCCAACCAAGGAGATAGAAATGCAACAGAACACAAACCTCGATGACCTTTTCGCCTCGCGAGTCATCAGCAACGAGACTTGCAAAAACCTGAGTACGCTCGCCAACACGATGCAACTCAAACTGGACGGGTTCGTTACTGACCACGCCGTGCTCAATGCGGCGTTGGATTTACTTACGAGTCTACGCGGAGACGTGCTCGTAGCATTGGGTGGAGAACGCGACCCAGACCATGTTGCCATGCACGCAGCCCTAGGCTTCTGCGTCCGCAAATCCCCCAAGCCAACTGACACAGAGTGAACTCGAGGGACACTCTGACACGGTGTCAGTTTGTCCCAACAACCAAGGAGAACGAGATGGGTGCATTCAAAGAAGTGCTGATTGAAATTGAGGACATGAAGCGTTGGTGCCTCGAGAACTACACTCGCGGTGGCGACATGATGGTCGAGTGTTGGGACGACAACGAGTGGTTTCGGTTTGCTGGTGACCACCTATACAACACCGACAGTATGTGGGTAATGCTTAAGCGCATCGCTGCTGTGTATGCAGACCAACAAGCCAACGAGCGCGCCATCCGCGCCGAGTGGCGGGGAGAGTAATGTGAAAACCCAAATCATCAACACCACGCCTACGTCGTTCATCCACCTGTGCGGGGACGGCGAGGTTACTGACAGTACGCACGGCAACAAGCAACGGGCCAACAGGGAGGACATCAAACGCAAGATGCAACTTGCTGCTGACAACCAAGACACATTGAAACTGCACATAGAGAAAACTAAACATCTCAAGGTGCTGCATACCTTTGCACAAATCAAGGAGGAAGTAATCATGGAACCCAGAAGCATCGTACTGACATTGCGTGTCAGCCCAGAAGTAAACGCATGGCTCGAGGCCATGTCCCGCGAGACGCACCGCCCGAAGTCCAACTACATCTACGCCCTGCTGCTGCAGGCAATGAAGGGAGAGCAAGCATGACCATGCACAACATCCCCATCGAAGGTCCCTACGCCCCACAGGTGGACGACCTCTACGCGCTACTCAACAACGCGCTCAACCAACAAGCACAGGACAATCTGACACGGCGTCAGGAAGTCCTAACCCAATCCATCGCGTACATCAAGCGCACCAAGCAAGTGGTCAACTCGCTGCATGAAATCATCGAACTGCACAAGGAGGTCCAGAAGCAACAGAAGGAACTACTGCGCCACTGCGCCGCGTACATCCGCGAGCCTAAGACGCGCAACAAAGACCTGATACTGAAAGCGATTGAACAGCATCTGGGGAGCAAGCCATGAGCGAAGTGAAAGAGGAAGTGATTGTTCCGTTGAACATGCCATACGTTGACGCAGTGCTCGTCGAGTGGGCGTTGATTGACTTCATCGGTTGCGCGAAGGAGAGCCTGACGCGACTGCAACACAGCAAGGAAGAGGAGGACATCCCGAACAGGAAAGAACTAATCAAGGTTTATGAGAGCCGCATCAGGATAGCAAAGCCTGTGCTTGGGGTGGTGAGTGCAGCCCTTAACGAAGTGGCTGATAACTTTATGGTTGAGGACGTAGTCCGAGAGGGAGATGAGTGATGGGAGAGTTGGAGAAGATGACACATGAGTTGTTGGCCCGAGCGGTGACTGAGTTTGGTCTGTTCGCCGTGCGGTATGAGATTACGTTTCACAATGACGAGGAGGAGCCGGACCCCGTAGTGGCTGTATACGAGGACATATGGGGTGTGCCAGACGGCGAATGTCTGGGTTGGGTTAAGTTCAACGACGATGGTGTGCTTGAGTTCAAGCGTACCGACTACGCAAGCAAGGGAGAGTGAGATGAACTGGAGTTACGGAGTAGCAGAGATTGTTTCGGAAGATGGAACTGTGGATTGCTACAGGATTGTCGAGATTTCGTATGACCGAGATTGGAAACCCATCAGATGGACGTTCGATGTGAGTCTTTATGGCTCTACCGTTGAGAGCGTGGCTGAGTGGCTTGAACAGGCTGCGGAAGACGTGCGTGACAACGGCGGCAAGCCCCATGTTCGCATCAAGTTTGATGAAGTGACTGCGCAGGACGAGTACCCGAATGGGTTGGACTACATGGAGGGTGAGTTCCTTATTGATAAGGCCACCGGATACATCAAGGGAGATGAGTGATGAAAACCAGAGACGAGAAGGTCGCCGCACACTTGGCGAACAGACTGGTGTTGTTGAAGACGAAACCAACCAAAGAGGAGTGGATGAAGGAGGCCATGCGGCGCAACAAGGTGGCGATGGCTGCATTCCACGGCAACGGCGAGGCCGATATCAAAGACGGCGAGGGAGAAGTGTGATGAAAGCAATGAAGAAAACCGAAACCGTGGTGGACAACCTGACACAAGGTCAGAATGTCCTGACAGCAAATGAAGTCCCGCACCACGCATACACCGTGGCAATGAACCGTAGGGCGCATCGGCATGCCTGCATGGTCACAGCGCAGACCGTGGGTGAGATTAATTGGAAGTACACCAAGGCAGACTGGACCTCGCTCAAAGCAGGGGACGATGGCGAGACGATGTTTGTATCTGTTAGGATGGCAATCCCCAAGAGTGAGTACGAGCGCGTGAAGCGTCAGTACATTCGACTGCAGTTGGCACGTGCAGTTAAGGCTGCGAAGGGAGAGACGAAATGAACGAACGCCACTATCAGTTCACGGAGTTCCGTGACAAGGACTACCGGATAGCGAGAAGCATGAAGGAAGCGTATGGCTACGAGCCGACATTGTGGGCGCCAGAAGAAAAGCAAAGCCTGCTTGCTCGAATTGGTGAATGGGTAATCTACAAGTTTGGAGGAAGGTGAAATGTGGGGACACTCGAGGCATCACCCTGCTTCAATCAGTTGGCATGACTTCAAGAACTACGAGACCGCACTCAAGTTCTACAACGAGGTCAAGCCTATCCGTGGCAGCAACCCGCCGATTCGTCCGGTCGGGAATAACCGTAGGTACAAGCAATGCTCCATCGAGATGGCAGACGAACGCCTGCAGTTCAAACTGTACGACAACATAGTCATGACGTACGCCAAGGATGGCACGGTTGCATTCAACTGTTGCGGCTGGCCGTCTATAACTACGGCCAAGTTCTTGGATGCGGTGCTCCCCGCCACTCTCGGGACGGTGTATCGGAAGGACAACAAAGTAATTCTTACTGTGCCTCGGCCTGACAAGGCGCTCAACTATGAGATACCAAAGAACGGATGGGTGTACTTCAAGGCTGACAAAGAGTGGACTACGCTTGAGCCTCTTAACGCACCAGTGAAATACGAATACGTAGCCAATCGCAAGGCACTCAACGCGGTGCGACGTGCGTACTCGGACTTCATCAACTACCTCAAGGTAACGGCGGCGATTTCGGACGTTTATTCATCTGATGAATTGATTGAGTGCTTCCCGCAGGTGGGGGCTAGGTTTGTTTCAAACATGCTTGTTGACATAGCGAATAAAGCAAACAGTCAATGGTCTGTCAACCCCATATGGAATATGCGCCTTTCGATTCAGCAGATGTTCCAAACTCAGTACACACTGCTCCCGTCTATGAGAATTGTAATGAAAGCCAAAGAGGAGGACAAAGAGGACGCGAGTTACAACCTCAACAATGCGCTTAATCTAGCGCAGTCAAGCAAGCCTGATGACTGGCGCAAACTGACAGTGCTTCTAGCAGCAAGCGTTGCTGCGAATTTTAGAGTCGATGCTGGTACATCAACTAAGCATGACTTGTTGGCAACATTCGTGGGAGACGGTTATCACAAAACACCAGAGTTGCGGAGCAGCATACCCGCAAGCACGCTTTTAGAAGTTTTTGACGATGTACTTAAGATAGCATATGCAGATGTATGCTTTGTAAGCAAAGAAGTGGAGACAGGGGTATTACCTAGTGAGAGAAATACTTGTTATGTGTATACATATCAGTATCTGAGGGACAACCTGACACGTCGTCAGAATGTCCACGTTTAACCTAAACCAAGAGAGGACCAAATCATGAACCAGATTCACCTTGAGCAGAACGTTTCCCTCAACGAGGCCGCTGACCTTATCGTTGCCTGTGCATCGGGTAATACATTCCATCTTGTCGGCGAACCCGGCGTTGGTAAAACCAGCATGCACCGAGTGATTGCCGAACGTCTCAACATGAAAGGTATTTACATCGACGTACCGAATACCGAGTTGGGTGACTTGGGCATTCCCATGCCTGACCGCGAGACGCGCACCACCTCCCTCTACCCGAGTGAGCATTGGGGTTTCCATCTTGACGAACCACTTTGTATCATGCTCGATGAGTTCACCAAGGGTGCTCCTGCTGTTAAGAACATGCTGCATCCGCTACTCACTAACCCGCGCCGTGTCGGTGGGTTGACTCTACACCCGTCGTCTGTGGTGCTAACTGCGGGTAACTTGACAAGCGATGGGGTAGGCGACGTGATGGCGGCTCACAGTCGAAACCGTCTGTCGGTACTCAATATACGCAAGCCGAGTGCGGAGGAATGGATTAACTGGGGCAGCGACAGGATTGCTCCGGTCATGTTGGCGTGGGTACACGAGAACACGCATTGCCTTGCTTCATATCTGGATGCGGCGCAAGAGAACAACCACCTCATCTACAACCCACGACACAACCAGAAGTCCTTTGTGTCGCCGCGTTCCTTGGAACTGGCTAGCAATATCATCAAGGCGCGTGACAAGTTCAGCGAGGGGGCGCTTATCTGTGCATTGCAAGGCACAATCGGTGGGACGGCGGCGCAGCAGTTGTCTGCGTTCATCGCCCTGTCTGACTCGCTACCTTTGCGTAAGGACATCATCGACACTCCTGAAACAGCAAGAGTTCCGACTGACCCCGCAGCATTGTGCATCCTCGCGTTCGGGGCGGTGCAATGGGTTGACCGCAGCACCATCGGCAAGTGGTTCATTTACATGAAGAGAGCACCCAAAGAGTTGCAATCTATCTTCTGCCTGACAGCAGCAAAGAACGAAGAGAAGAAGCGCATTCTCTTTTCCAGCCAGCCGTTCATCGACTGGGCGCGTGAAAACCAATACCTTTTCTAGGGAGATACACCATGACTGAAGATGACATCACGGATGAGCAGATAGCCGCTGCCGAGAGAGACCTTGCGATTATGTTGGAAGCAATCAAGAAAGTGATTAACAACACTAACAACATAAAAGACAAGCGAGACGCAATCGCCCACTGCATGACTGTATTGGGTAAGTCTGCGGCAATACTCGCGGTACAGAACGGACTCAGTATGGAGGGGTTCCTGTACGGAATGCAGATGAGTTACTTGGTAACCAAGGGCATTGACGAAGACGAGGACAATCTGACATCCGGTCACATTGTCCATTAAGGAGAGAAGCATGAAGATAACAGCAGAGCAGAAGATTGAGCGTGCTCACGTCTCAATTCTACAATCGAAGAAGTTTCGCTTCTTTGCGGGTATGACGATGGTCGGCAAGGTGTTCGTCGATGATGACGTTCCGACTGCACGTACCAATGGAGCCGATGTGTGGTATGGTCGGGAGTTCGTTGATTCCCTAAACCAGAAGCAACTCTTGTTCGTGGTGTTGCATGAGTTGTCACATATCGCATGGCGTCACACTAGCGTGTGGAAGAACCTATATCGCAAAGACCCGCTCGTTGCTAACGCAGCGTGTGACTACGTCATCAATCTTCAGTTGATTGACCAAGACCCTGATGAGCAGGAGATTCAATTCCCCACGTTCCCTGATGGTAGCCGCATGGGCCTGCTTGATGAGAAGTATCGCGGTTGGGACTCGAAGCAAGTGTTCGATGACCTGATGAAGGAACTCGAAGATGATTGCGAGGGGGACGGTGAACCTTGCGAAGACGGCGAACCTGTCGATGGTAGCGGGGGTAAGAAACAAGGTAAGAGCCGCAAGAAACTTGATGACAATCAGTTCGATGAGCACGATTGGGATGGTGACAAGGAACTGACTGACAAGGAGAAGCGCGAACTGGAGAGTCGCATCAACCGTGCCTTGCAGCAGGGTAAGCAGTTGGTTGGGAAGATGGGTGGTGATGTGCCCCGCGACTTAGTAGAACTCGTGGAGCCAGAAGTCGATTGGCGTGACGTACTGCGAGACCTTGTTAAGAATGTATGCAAGGGTAGCGGGGACTCATCGTGGCGTCGATTCAGCCGTCGTCATCTTGGGGCTGACATTTATCTTCCTCAAAACATCGAGCACCGCGTCGGGTTTATCGTAGACTGTGTTGATACATCTGGTTCCATCGGTGGCCCTATCCTTGGCAAGTTCATGTCCGAGGTGAAGTCTATCTGCAACGAGGTTACGCCCGAAGGCTTGCATCATCTGTACTGGGATACCCGAGTTGCGGGGCATGAAGTCTACGCTCCGGCGGAGTACGACCAGATTGATAAGACTACACAACCGAGGGGAGGTGGTGGCACAGACCCGTCTTGTCTGCCGCCGTACATCAAAAACAAAATCATCCAAGGTGAAGGCCAGCAGGTGGACGTAGTTATTGTCCTTACTGATGGGTACTTTCATGGAGAGGGTAATTGGGCAGACTTGGGGTGTCCGATTATCTGGTGCGTGGTTGGTAATCCCTCATTTAACGCCGAGTCTGGCAAAACTATTCACATCAAGGAGTAAGCATGGCACTCAAGCGCGAACGCGTAGCAAAGAACAATCGGCTCACTATCTCTCTGCCTGTCGAGGTGGTTGATATGCTCGATACGATTGGGGATGAAATGGAGGCATCAACCGGACTGAAATTGTCCTACGCGCAGATAGTAGTACTGCTCGTACATCAGCATGCCAAGAAGGATGAGAAGTAATTCCACCCGGCAAATGGACAATCTGACATGGTGTCAGGTTGTCCCGATAACCAAGGAGAATAAAATGCAAAACAGCATCAGCATCGCATCGAGCGCAATGCTCGTGGACCTCAACATCAAGTCGTGGACCGCCAACATCACCGACCGCAATATGTCGGACGAAGTTAATGTAATCAAGAATGCCACGGCAAAGGTAGCCAAGGTTACTAAGAACCTGTTTGCTGGTACAAGTCTTCTGGCTGACATCAACAAGTTCGATGCAAGTATCCGTTTGTGGCATCAATCCCAAACCCTGCCGTGGTCAGACCGTGGCCCACGCTTGCTTGCGGCATCAAACTTCTTCAACTACAAGCAGACTCTTTCACACTACGAGATGCGGCGTAGTGACATGGTTGAAGAGTTCAAAGACCGCTACGAAGACTTGGTGAAGGAAGCCGAGAACGTGCTTGTTGATATGTTTGTGGCATCGGACTACCCGCCCAAGCATGAGATTATCCATAGTTTCAGTTTCCGTTATTCCTTTCTGCCCGTCCCTGCGGCGGGTGACTTCCGTGTAGATGTGGGCAACGAGGCGATGGAGGAATTGCAGAAGCAATACGAGGCGGCGTTGGAAAGCCGAATCCAAACTGGCGTGGAGGAAATCTATGGCAGACTACGCGATAGTCTCGTCCACATGAGTACCAAGTTGGAAGAGGTTACTGAACCGGCAAACGGGGAGAAGGTTAAGAAGCGTCGCATTCATGATTCAATGATTACTAACGCCCGCGACCTGTGCGATGTTCTCAAGCACCTCAACCTGACACAAGACCCCAAACTCGAAGAGGCTCGTCGTCGGTTCAACGCAGTCGTGAATAGCGTAGACACCGAAGACTTGAAAGAGTCCGAAGAAGTACGCAGCAAAGTCAAGTCCGAAGTGGACGACATCCTGTCGAAGTTTAACTTTTAATTAGTGGAGATAACTTTCATGGCTAAGATTATTCTCGGTAGTGCCAAAGGCATTGTCCCACCCCTCAAGTTCGTTCTCGATAAACTATCGAAGAAGCGCCCGACGTTTGAGTATGAAGTCTCAAACACATACACCACTGCTAAATACAGCGATGATGTAAGTCAAGAGAAGTTAGTCAACGCAGTCATGGTATACGACGATGCTGAGCAGATTGGCGAGATTAGTTTCGGCGTTTACGAAGGCAAGGAGAACAAGGATGGCGTCAAGCCAGAAGCGTTCGGTATTCAATCTCACAAAGTAGAAAAAAGCAGGGGTAAGCGTAACGTACTGATTACCGCCGACCCCGCCGCTGCGGTGCGGAATGCGTTGAAGTTACTTAGTGGTAAAGACCCATACCAGATTGCTATCGGAATTATGAATACCGTTACCGCGCCTATCAGTTCTATCGCGTACAACGCACGGCATGAATTGTCGTACAAGGTTTCTTACAATACCGAGATAGCCCAAATGGGATTTGTTGAACACGCTCTTTTTGGTGCGCCCCTCACGCTTCCATCAGATTTCAGAATGGAAGATAAAAAGCAAGTCAGGTCATGCTACGATATCTACATGGCAGCAAAGCAGATTGACAGAGCAGTAGCGTCCAACACTCGAAGCGCATCTTTTGCTACGGGCTATGCTGTCGCAAGTCTAAAGGACGACTCCTTGCACGTAGTTGACCTTGCCAAGTACCATGAATACCAAAACAAAATCAAAGGCAACAAAGTGACGGACGCAGAGCCGGACTTCCTTACTCGGTATCGCACTTTTGACTCATTGCCGAAACACATTCAAGACCGTGTGGCTGTTTTGAAAGTCGCGGCATCGCGGGAACCAATCTTCAATATCGGGGTGCGGATATCAGACGATGATGAACCCCAAACCTTCTACGTACTTCACGAGAACGCCCTTGCGACCCCCAAGTATGAAGACGCAATTACGGTATAGGGTCTGCGACGAAGACGGCGCACTCCGCAAGTTCGCCACTAAAACTGAGGCTACACACTTTATGGGGTGCAGGAAAGATTTGATTTTGCAGGTGGATAAAAAACAAAAGGCTCCAACTGAACCAGCGGCTGATTTGTACGCTTTCGGTGAAGCCGCATTCTAGAATATATGAGCACGGATAATGAACCTAGCAGATGTAAGTTATCCCTGCGCCGGTAGAACCGGCACCCTCCCAACCACGAGTAGGACGTGGAATCTGCTTTAGCCTACAAGATGTAACAACTGTGTAGCCTCCTTTAGTAGTACTGGGCCACCTTCGGGTGGCCCTTTTATTTGGGACAATCTGACATGGCGTCATGATGTCCGGCCAGCCACCTTCGGGTGGCTTTTTTATTGGGACAAACTGACACGGCGTCATGATGTCCCCTATAAGAAAAAACAATAGCACCGAGGGCAGACCCAGTGTAAGATTGTTCTGTAGTGACGACACCGAGGTTAGTTTGGCTACCCCCGAATCTAAGGTTAAAAAACAAGTCGTCTTATTACTAGAATCCTATGGCGCTTATCATTTCTTCCCTGCGATGGGGACGTATGGTAGGGCGGGTATTCCCGATATAGTTGCTTGCTGCAATGGTAAGTTTATCGGTATTGAATGTAAGGCGGGAGACAACAAAACAACAGAACTACAACGACGCGAACTCCGGAAGATACAGGAGGTAGGAGGTTATTCCCTCGTAATCCGAGAATCTAACTTGGATGAGTTGAAGCAAATACTTATACACTTAACAGGAAACAAAGGACCAAAACATGAGCCAAAACCAAAACGACATCTTCGACTATGCGATGCCCCTGCTGAAGATTGAGAAACTCGAACGAGACATTCATGACGCATGCAATACTAGAAACTACCGAGATGTTGGTGAGATGGTTAATGAGTTGATTGTTAACGCTCGTATGGTTCGTGCTTGGGCAAACCACCATCTTGACGTTGCAGCGTAGGGAACTGGTCATACACTTCACGATAGCCTCAAATTAGATGAATAGTCCCGTAGAAATCGTTGCAAAAACTTTGGGCGTAGAAAAACAAGAAATCGAGAATAGTCGGTTCAAACGACTAAATCTTGAAAACCCCTCAGTCTGGAAGATTGACTTCCACTACTTGTGCATATCAACAGAAAAACCACTGCACAAGGGGTTTATTTGGAGAGAATGGCATGACCAATACGAAGCAGAACGATTCAACACAAAAATCTGGTGTGCGGACGCAAAAGACTAAAAGGGAGCGACTCTGGAAATTAAGTCCAGAGGCTCCCTGCCTTCTTGATATAGAAGTCTATAGGTTTTGGAACCTGCCCAGAACTAAACTCCTGATACGACCGAAAACCGTACGTGTATATACGCATGGTATGGGGTACTCATTGATTAGGGTTTTCAAGATACTCGTACCAACCGAGGAAGGCCGAAGGCATGTATATGCTGATGTGGTTACAGGCACTTTGTATGAAGAAGATGGAACCTGCCTAAGTTCCGCAAATAGAAAAATTACAAACTGGAGAATTAGATGAAAAACAAACTTGGCTCAAACGCCACCGCAGAAACTGACAGGTCGTACATGTACTATTTGAAAGGACTGCCTTGGCTTCCGCACTACACCGCGAAGGGTGTGTTTGTTGCGCCGGGCGGTGTGGAAAAGCGTGAGATTGAGTTAGAGGTGCTCGGGGCCATTAAAAAGGAAGTATTTCTTTGGCCGCGATACTGGATGAGCGAAAAGTCGAGGATGGCGCGATGAACTTTGAGGAACTAGAACAGCGAGTGCGCGAATGGGCGTTCGCCCGAGATATCACTGCGTACTCTACACCACAGGCACAGTTGCTAAAAGCCGTCGAAGAACTTGGTGAGTTGGCAAGTGCAGAGTTAAAAGCCAACCACGAAGGTAGGATAGATGGTGTAGGGGATGTTATTGTATGTCTGATTATTTATTGCCAGATGTGGAACTTAGATGTAACTAAATGCTTGGCCCATGCGTACAACGAAATCAAGGACCGCAAGGGCAAGGTGATAAGTGGTGGTGCTTTTGTTAAAGAGGAGAACTGAGATGATTGATATGAGCAAGTGGGAAAAGTATGCGGTTGAAGGTCCGGACAATGGAATCCCCGCCGAGGAGATGGCTGAATATCTTAAGGATTTTTGCCAGTTGTTACGTGAGCAACAAAGCGGGATGTGTGAACACTCCGCTGACATCATTGAAGAATTGTGGGGACTGCTGGAGGCAGAAGAGAACGAAGCCTTTATTGCGGGGGTCTCTAAGGGTAAGGAAATTAATATGGATGAGCTACTCTACGAGGTTTCAAAGGGGTTGCTAAACCGCAAATAAATAGTGGGCCAGAGTGGTGAAATCGGTAGACACAGCAGACTTAAAATCTGCCGACCATAACAGGTTGTGCCGGTTCGATTCCGGCCTCTGGCACCAAGGAGTTGAACTATGAACGAACGAATTAAAGAACTTTCTGAACAGGCTGGATTTTATTATACTGACAAGACTGGGTTTATTACACCTGCTGGTTGTAATCCTGCAAAGTTCGCCGAGTTGATTGTGAAGGAATGCGTTGAAGTTTCTATCAATAATGGATGCGGGGATTTTGTTGATATTAAACAAAAGTTGTTTGAGCATTTCGGAGTTGAAGAATGAACCGCGATGACATCATCCGCATGGCTGTTGAGTGCCATTTAGCAACGTCAGAAGCCCGTGATGGCATTTACATAGAAGCACTTGAACGCTTTGCTAATCTGGTCGCCGCTGCAGAACGTGCCAGATGGAAAGAACCAACTAAGGAGAATGAAGATGAAAGTAACTGTTGAAATAGATGATGATGCGTTTGATTTGATTATGGTTAAAACTTTAGAAGACCATATTTTGTACACTTACAGTGACTTTACTTCTTTGCACCCAGACGATGTTGAATGGAACGAAAAACTTAAACAGGCACTGTGGGTTATATTTGAGTACTTTGCTGGTGAAGAAAAGGCGAAGGGTTTGAAGGACCTCATCGAAGGAGGGGAAGATGAAGTTTGATGTTATTAGTTGTCTTGAAACCGACAGTGGCTTGATTGTGAGTCTTGATGTTGATGAGGAAGGCCGTCAGTATTTGATGGAGCGTGGGTTCAACGCAATACTGAACGACGCCATTAAACTAATGGAGGAAGACCATGAACGAGAGCCGCCGGAAGGCATTTGAGCAGTGGTGGTTTGAGAATAGTGGCAAGACACACAACCCTAACGACATCTGGGACGCTGCATGTGACTGGATGAAGGAAGAACTTATTTGGCGTATGGAACAGTTTGTGGAGAAGCATCGAAATGAGCAAAGTTGAATACGCCCTTGCCGAGGCACAAACGGCGGAAGATGTAATAATTATTTGTTTCGATGAGTATGGCGAACTATCACTGCACTCCACTATTACCAGAGGTCCAGATATTCTTTGGGCGCTTGAGTTGGCTAAAATGCAGATTCTAGAAATGGGACAGCCGGAGGACGCATGAAAGTGAAAGAAGTAGTTTTTGATGTCTGGCTTGGGTTTGGTTTACTTGGTATGGCTGTAGGATTAGCCCTACCTTTAGCTGGTATTCTTTACGCACTATGGGGATGGCTATCATGAGTGATTTTATGCAGAAGCAGTTTGACATCAGCCAAGAACTTATTCGGTTGATGAACCGTGAACACGAGCAGCGCAGCCGTTTCTTTGAGAAGTACGAGGAACAGATAAAAGAAAAAGACCGCTACATTGCAAAGCTAGAGGCCACTATCCAAGCATTAGAAGTTCTAGTGAAAAAATAGGAGCCATCATGTACATCTGGTTTAATCTATTGTTATTTAGCAGTGGGCACTGGATGTATGTAGAAACGCTAGAAACATTAGAGCAGTGCCAAGAATTAAAAATTTGGTATGAAAATGTCCACCCCGGCGATTACTACTGCTTTCCTGTGCAAGTAAAAAAGTCATGACCGAGGCTAAACGCTCCGCCAGTAGAAAGCACTACGCAAAAAATAAAGAAACGGTTAAAGCGAAAGTAAAAGAATACAAGTTAAAGAAACGAGATGAATGGCACGCCTATAAGGCTTCTCTTTCTTGCACCAGATGCGGTGCATCGCATCCAGCAATTATTGATTTCCACCACATAAACCGACATGACCCCGAGAAAAGAAAAGTACACAAACTAGTACAAGATGATAACTACACTGCTGCGTACAGGGAGATTGAGAAGTGCCTTATTCTCTGTGCTAACTGTCATCGGATTCATCATTGGGAAGAAAGAAACGAACCTATATGAAGTGTGCATGTGGAAGTGACACCAAAGTAGTTGACACCCGTTTGATTGAGGACAAACAAAGAAGGCGTAGAGTGTGCCTAACTTGTGGTAACCGGTTTAACACACTGGAAGTCCTAGAGTCCGAACTGACACGGTATACTGTCAAACCTATTGAGGAGCCTAAGCAAGAAGAACCGAAAGTAAAGACCCCGTATGTACGCAAAGAAACAGCACAGAAAATAAAAGAAAAGAAAACCAGAGCACGCCACATGCTTGAAGACATGAAGTGGCAACGCGAACTGGAAGACGATTTATTTTGGAACGGAGAATACCAAGATGAGCACACCTACTGATACCGTAGACCACCCCGAGCATTACCAAAGCCCTTTCAAAATTGAATGTATCGACGCAATCGCAGCGGCGACTCACGGGCTTGAAGGTCTAGAAGCGGTATGCGTTGGCAACTCTATTAAGTATCTGTGGCGGTGGAAGAAGAAAGGTGGCGTTAACGACCTGCGTAAGAGTCGTTGGTACCTCGACAAACTTATCACCAACATAGAAGCGGAGATTGCCAAAAATGTCGAATCTACTTGACAACATTCTGTACGTCCTATCGGCAGACGAAGTAAAGATTCTGTTGAACAGAATAGACACACATCCAGAACTGTTCTCCAAGCACAGAGAGGGTATGTGGGACCGCAAGGAATCCGCTTGGTTAGGGCTGGCTTCTTTCGGTGCGTATACGTTTTGTGAACGCTGGGCTATCGGGCGCAAGTGCCGTAGGTTGGACCTCAGATACACTCGAGAACGAATCTTGAGTTTACTGCTGAGTGGGGATTACTAATGCAGTTCATAACCATAGACTTTGAAACGTATTACTCACGCGAGTTTTCGTTATCAAAAGTAACGACCGAAGAATACGTACGGTCAGACCAATTTGAAATAATCGGAGTAGGAGTTAAAGTAAATGATGAAGAAGCCGAGTGGTTCTCAGGTAACCTACAAGAAACAAAAAACTTTCTTGCTGCTTTTGATTGGGCTGAATCTATTGCTGTGGCCCATAATGCTCCTTTTGATGCTGCTATCCTCACTTGGCGGTTGGGCATTCGCCCTTACATGTGGGTTGATACTCTTGCTATTGCTAGAGCAGTGGATGGATTGGAACAGGGTAATAGTCTTAAGAAATTGGCTGAGCGACATGGACTTGGCATCAAAGGCACGGAAGTTCTGGATGCGCTCGGTAAGCACCGCAAAGACTTTCTGGTAGAAGACTTAAAGCAATACGGTGAGTATTGTAAGAATGATACCGAGCTGACATTCAAACTCCTTAACATCTATCTATCACAGGTCTCCGAACAAGAACTTCAAGTTATCAGTATCACGACCAAGATGTTCTCGGAGCCAGTGTTGGAATTGGATGTTGAACTGTTGGAGCAGCATCTCGAAGCGGTGCGGGATAGAAAGTCGAAACTATTGGAGGCTGCAGAAGCAGACCGCGAAACGCTCATGTCAAATGATAAATTTGCGGAGTTATTGAAGTCCATTGGTGTAGACCCCCCTCGTAAAATTAGTAACACCACCGGCAAGGAAACGTGGGCATTTGCCAAGACCGACGAAGGCTTCAAGGCTTTACTTGAGCACGAAGACGAAACTGTACAAACATTAGCGGCAGCTCGGTTAGGCACTAAATCCACACTTGAAGAGACCCGCACGCAGCGGTTCATCAGCATCGCCAAGCGCGGCAAACTTCCTGTCCCCCTGCGGTACTACGCAGCACACACAGGTCGGTGGGGTGGGGACGACAAACTCAACCTGCAGAATCTCCCCTCACGTGGGACGAACACCCTCAAGAACGCAATCATCGCGCCGGATGGATACGTCATCATTGACTCGGACTCTTCTCAGATTGAAGCACGGATGCTGGCTTGGCTGGCGGGTCAGGTTGACTTAGTCGAAGCGTTTAAGAACGGCGAAGACGTGTACAAGATAATGGCGTCCGCCATATACAACAAACCAATAGAAGAAATTACCAAGCAGGAAAGATTTGTAGGCAAGACTACGATTCTTGGCGCTGGATACGGCATGGGTGCTGAAAAGTTTAAGATTCAACTGAAGAACTTTGGGGTGGACACCCCCCTTGAAGAGTGTCAGCGCATCATAACGGTGTATCGCCAAACATACCCAAAAATCCCAGAGTTATGGAGACAGGCGGGCCGTTGCCTTGATGCAATGATTCAAGGGGCTGTTGCCCCTGTCGGTGTTCAACCACAAGCACTGAGCATGGACGCACGCGGGTTTCGGTTGCCTAACGACTTTCACATCAAGTACTTCGACCTGCGCAGTGAGGTAGAGGGGTATACATACAAATCTCGCAATGGACGAACTAAGGTCTACGGTGGTAAGGTAGTAGAGAACCTATGCCAAGCACTAGCACGTTGTGTGATTGCCGAGCAGATGGTGAAAATAAACAAGAAGTACAAAGTCGTACTTACCGTTCATGACGCTGTGGCGTGTGTCGCTACAGAAGACGAAGCGGAAGAAGCAAAAAAGTACGTAGAGAAATGTATGCGGTGGACACCTGAGTGGGCGGAAGGACTACCCCTTAACTGTGAAGCCGGATACGCACATAGCTACGGAGAATGCTAAATGCCAGATTACACATGGTCGTATTCCGCTCTTTCTACCTTTCAGCAATGCCCGAGAAAGTATTTTCGGCTGAAGATTACCAAGGACATCAAAGAACCGATGTCCGAAATAATGATGTATGGACAGGAGTTACACAAAGCAGCCGAGTTGTATGTAAGGGACGGCAAGGACATCCCTGAGAAGTTCTCCTTCATCAAGCCCTACTTAGATGTGTTCATGACCATTGATGGTGAACGGCTTTGCGAATACCGTATGGGGCTGACTAAGGAACTTGCACCGTGCGAGTTCTTTGCAAAAGATGTATGGCTGCGTAGCGTGGCTGACTTGCTAATTATCAGCGGGGACACTGCCTTCTTGGTTGATTATAAGACTGGCAAATCGCAATACGCCGACACCAAACAATTGGAACTAATGTCGCTCTGCGTGTTCAAGCACTTCCCTGAAATTAAGTTAGTGAAGGCAGGGTTATTGTTTGTAGTAACTCAAGAGTTTATCCAAACCGAATACACCCCCGAAGGTCAGAAAGAAGCATGGATGAATTGGTTCGATGAGTTGATTCGCCTTGAAGGCTGCTATGAGTCAGAGACTTGGAATCCTAGTCCTAACTTCACGTGCAAGAAGTTTTGCCCTGTGACAGATTGCGAGTATCATGGCAATAATGGACGTTAGGAGGACACCATGCCGTACGTAAACAAACCCAGACCTTATAAGAAAGAATGGCAGCAACAAAAGGCACGAGACGAAAAAGCTCCGCGTGCTGCTCGGCAACGAGCAAGATACGCGATGGACAAAAAAGGCGTAGACCGAACTGGAAAGGATATTGACCATGCCATTCCGCTATCCAAAGGGGGCACCAACTCGCCCAGCAATCTTCGGCTTAAATCCCCCACAAAGAATCGTTCGTTCTCACGTAACTCAGACCACACTGTCAAAAGAAACAAACCCAAAAAATAATGGAAATCCTAAAAGACAAAGTGTTATTGGTGCGAACCAAGACACCAGAGAGAATCACAGAGACGATAGATGGTAGTAGGGCACTTTCAGAAAACGAGGGCATCCACATGGTTGCCGTCAATTGGAACTTAAAAGAAGCCCAACTATTAGCTCGACTTAAGTTTAAGAAAGTACCTTCCCCTATCGAGCGGGACTATAAGTGGCCCGGCGTGTATCCGCCTATGCAGCATCAAAAAGATACAGCGTCGTTTCTTACATTGAACCCCCGTGCGTTTTGCTTTAACGAGCAAGGTACGGGCAAGACCGCCGCCGCTATCTGGGCTTCGGACTACTTACTGACACAAGGTGCCATCGGGCGTGTTCTGATTGTATGCCCCTTGTCCATAATGCAGTCGGCGTGGCAAGCAGACCTGTTTAAGTTTGCAACCCACCGCAAGGTAGGTGTAGCGCATGGGTCAAGGGAAAAAAGGAAGGAGATTATTTCCGCTCCTTACGACTACATCATTATCAACTATGACGGAGTCGAGACGGTTTCCAAAGAGATAGCCGCAGGTGGGTTCGACCTTATCATTATTGATGAAGCCAACGCCTACAAGAACCCGCAGACCAAACGCTGGAAGGTAATGCGCGGCTTGCTAACACCGCAGACCTATCTATGGATGATGACAGGCACCCCTGCAGCACAGTCTCCGACTGACGCTTACGGACTTGGCAAACTCTGCGTACCGGACAACGTGCCTAAATTCTTTGGGGCATTCCGTGACCGAGTCATGGAGCAAATCAACAAGTTCAAGTGGATACCGAAACATACAGCCAGCGCAGCAGTACACGCAGCCCTACAACCTGCCATCCGGTTCACCAAAGAAGAATGCCTAGACCTACCTGACCTCGTATACGTAGAACGCGAAGCACCGCTCACGGCGCAGCAGACTAAGTACTACAAGCAGATGAAGGCAAAACTCGCGGCGGAAGCAGCGGGAGAAGAAATCAGTGCAGTCAACGCAGCAGCCAAACTAACGAAACTCCTACAAATTTCTGGCGGTGCGGTGTATGCGGACTCGGGCGCAGTCATTGAGTTTGACGTATCAAATAGACTGCAAGTAGTCAAAGAGGTAATCGAAGAAGCGTCACACAAGGTTCTTGTCTTCGTGCCTTTCCGCCACACTATTGACCTGTTGTATAATTATCTTACACAAAACGGGACTCGAACTGAGATTATATGTGGTGATGTACCTGTAAGTAAGCGTACAGATATTTTCAATCGGTTTCAGACACAACCCGAACCAAACGTATTGATAATCCAACCACAGTCGGCAGCACACGGGGTCACCCTTACAGCCGCAAACGTAGTTGTTTGGTATTCACCTGTAACTTCCATCGAGACATACCTGCAAGCAAACGCACGTATCAACCGCAAGGGGCAGAAAAACTCCATGACGGTGGTGCATATCCAAGGAAGTATGGTGGAACGCGACCTGTACAAGATGCTGAGCCGCAAACTGACAACTCATCAAAGCCTCGTGGACCTCTACAAAAATTCGCTGGACACTTGACACAGTAAAATAACTGCTCTACTATTCACACATCGGGCGCAGACCCGAGTTCTGAGACCAACCAAGAGAGGTTATTTATGTCTGATGTAATTAATACTGACGACCTCGTTGCTGCATACGTGGCAATTCGAGACCAGAAGCAAGACATCAAGCGGCAGATGGAACTCCAAGTCAAGGAGTTGGATGAGCAACTGGAGGAAATCTCCAAGGCGCTTCTGGAAATCTGTGAGAGCAATCAAGCAGAAAGCATCCGCACTGCACACGGGACAATTAGCCGCACCGTGAAAACCGACTACTGGACTAGCGACTGGGACTCGATGTATCGTTTCATCAGAGACCATGATGCTTTCAATCTGCTGCACAAGCGGATTAACCAAACGTCGATGAAACAATTTCTGGAGGAGAATCCCGACATCCATCCAGAAGGACTCAATGTCAATCGGGAATATGAAGTCCGTGTAACTCGCGCACGTAACTCTTAAGAGGTAACCAAAATGTCAAACGTAACCCTGTTCAAGAAGTCGGCTATTCCGGAACACCTGCGCAACATCGGTGTTAACGACCTCACCAAGGCGCTTGCCCCCAGTATCAACAATAGCCCCTTGAAGCGTATCTCCATCCGTGGTCGTGTGTTCCGTCTGGTTGTCAATGGCGAAGAGATGACCAAGAACGAGAGCAACAGCATGGAAGTTGTTATCGTCAATGCCTCCAAGGATATTTCACGGAGTTTCTATGCAGGGGCCTACGACCCGAAAGCCGAAACTACCTCGCCGGATTGCTGGTCGCCGGATGGTATTAAGCCCGACGCTAGCGTCCTCAAGCCGCAGCACAGCAACTGCAAAGACTGCCCGAAGAACATCAAGGGTTCTGGTGCAGGTGGCTCTCGCGCTTGCCGGTATGCTCGTCGTCTGGCGCTGGCACTCCCTAATGATTTGGGAAATGTCTACCAACTTGTCTTGTCCGCAACCTCCATCTTTGGTACGGGCGACCAAGAACACATGCCGTTTAATCAGTACCTGACATACGTTGTCTCGCAAGGGTTCAGTATCAACGCCCTCGTTACCGAGATGAAGTTTGACAGCAACAGCGACACGCCCAAGCTCGTGTTCAGCCCTGTTCGTTTCTTGGACGAGGATGATTACGCTCAGGCTTGCAGCCTTGGTGATACCCAAGAATGTCAGATGGCTATTTCGGCACCGAAGATTCAGCCCAAGACACAAGCCCTTCCGGCACCGACAAAGGCTGCTGAACCGGATGTAACGGAAGATGACGAGGAAGAAGATATTCCTCCGCCGAAGGCTAGAAAGGCGGCTCCCGCTCAACCGGCTATTGAGGCCAAGCCGGAACTCAAGGCCATCCTTAGCAAGTTTGCTTCCAGCAAGTCGCGGGACGTAGACGATGAGTGACACGGACTACCGAGGCTACAGTCAACGGGTTATCGAAGCAAACCAACTCGCTGATTCCAATAGTCTCGGTGTTCGTCTCGGTGCTTTTTGTATCTCCCGGGATATTCCAGTTTTAGATATAGCCGAATACTTTCAAGTATCTAAGGTAACCGTCTACAACTGGTTCACGGGTAAGGTAGAACCACGAAAAGCCCAAGAAGAACGCATCCGAGATGTATTGGAAAAAGCGGGGGTGATGGACTAAAAGAGGCCGCTATGGCTATGCGCGAATTACTGGAGCATGTGCTTGGTACAGATGGCTGGTACTGCATCGCTGGCCTTGCTCCAGATGGGGTCGATAAAAAACCGCAGCGGTTCTTCACTCAATCACTTGATGATGTTGAGCCTATTGCTACGCGTCTTGTTACCGAAGGGTATAACGCGTTCTTTTCCCTTGCCAAATTCAAAGAAGGCAGGGGCGCTAACGCCAAACGTAACTACGACAATGCTCTGAATAACAAGGCGTTTTGGTTAGATATTGACTGTGGTATTGGCAAACCATATGAAACACAACAAGATGGACTTCTCGCACTAACCGGCTTTTGCGAATCCACTAAGTTACCACTTCCAACAATCGTTGATTCTGGTCGTGGTCTTCATGTGTATTGGCCCCTGACTGAAACGATAGAAGTTTCGGACTGGAAGCCTATTGCAGAAGCCCTTACTAAAACATGCAACAAACATAACCTTCAAGCAGATGCTGCTTGTACTACGGATGCAGTTCGTATCCTGCGTATCCCAGAGACTTTGAATTTCAAGGTGGACCCTCCGCTACATGTAACGGTGGCTAACTGGGCAGAACCCGTGACATTAGAGTTCTTCAAAAGTTGTTTAGAAGAGATAAAGTCAGATTTACTTGGGTTCGGTTCTTTTACACCTTCTTCGCGGCCCAATGAGTTGACCATGTCCCTCATGGCTAACAAGCAGTCAGTGTTCACGAAACTTATTGAACGCACTGCTGAAGGAGACGGTTGTGCCCAAATTGAAAACATCATCGTCAATCAAGCAGAAATTGAAGAGCCGTTGTGGAGGGCTGGCCTGTCTATTGCGAATCACTGCGTAGATGGCGCTAGTGCTATCCACCTTATATCTGACCAACACCCTGACTATTCTCCGGAAAGTACGAAAAGAAAAGCAGCCTCAATCGCTGGGCCATACACTTGCTCTAAGTTTGAATCGCTTAATGCTAGTGGGTGTGAGAACTGCAAATACCGTGGGCGTATTAAGTCACCAATTGTTCTCGGCAACGAGACTATGGCGGCAGGGGAAAAAGACATCGTTGAACAGGAGTCTGATGGGTCTCTAAGGAAGTACGAGATTCCAGACCTTCCTTCTCCCTACTTTGCCGGTAAATTCAAAGGCGTCTACAAGAATGTCACGGATGGTGACCCTATCCTTGTTTATGAAAACTATTTGTTCGTAATCAAACGGTTGCACGACAAAGACGGAGATGGCGAGTGCATACATATGCGTTTGCACCTGCCTGTGGATGGGGCCAGAGAATTCACGATAGTTGCGGCTGACATCGGGTCAAAAGAAGAACTGCGAAAGATTCTCGCGCATCACGGTGTGGTGTGTGGCGGTGACCAGATGAAGTTAATTATGGCCTATATCATTGATGTTGTTAAAGATTTACAGACACGAAAGGAAGCAGAGTCCATGCGCAATCAATTTGGTTGGGCTGATGATGACACCAAAATTATTATTGGTACCAAAGAAATCAGTGCCACAGAAATTAAATACAGCCCTCCTTCATCGGCTACTAAAGTTTTGGCTGAGTGGATGGAACCCAAGGGCACTCTAGAGAAGTGGAAGCAGTGCGCCAACGTCTACAACATGGTCGGTTTTGAAGGACAGGCTTTCGGCTTTCTATCCGGCTTCGGTGCGCCCCTCATGAAGTTTATGGGCATGCGCGGTTCCTTGATTAACCTCCTTAACAAAGAGTCAGGTACAGGTAAGTCAACCGTCCTCAAGCTGTGCAATAGCATCATTGGGCATCCCGAAGAACTGATGTCGCAATGGAAGGACACCTACAACCACAAGATTCACCGGCTTGGCTTGCTTAACAACTTTGCTTACACGTGTGACGAACTCACCAAGATGACTGGGGATGATTTTTCGGACATATCTTATAGTATTACGCAAGGGCACAATAAGGGCCGGATGCAATCGCAAACGAACGCGGAACGTCCAAACAAGACCACGTGGGCAACCATTGGCTTGACTAGCTCCAATGCTTCGTTCTATGACAAACTGCGTGCTTTAAAGGCAACGCCGGATGGCGAAATGATGCGCCTTATCGAGTACACGGTTAACCGTACCTCGAATCTGTCCAAGCAGGAAGCTGATGAAATCTTCCAAATTATGTACGAGAACTACGGCCACGCAGGTCCTATCTATCTTGAATATATTGTGAAAAATAAGGACTTGGTCATTGACACGCTTCGCACTGTGCAAAAGAAACTTGATGCACTTGTGGGGTTGGAAAGCCGAGAACGTTTCTACTCCGCTACCGCCGCTGCCAATATCACTGGTGGTCTGATTGCCAAAGAATGCGGTTTGATTGACTACGACATGATGCGTGTCTTCAATTGGGTTGTTGGCATGCTCCGTGAGTTGAAGGAGAGCATCATTGCTCCTAGCGAAGACTACACCGCTACCATTGGTGAGTTCATCAACGAGAATTGGTTCAAGGTGTTGGTCATTAACGACATGGCAGATAACCGCACAGGACTAGACCAGATTCCTCTGATTGAACCTAAGCAAGAGCTTATTATTCGGATTGAACCGGATACCAAGAAGACGTACATCTCAGCTAAGCATCTGCGGCAGTATTGCAGCAAGCAGCAGGTACCCGTGCAAGACATGCTCATCAAGTTGCGTGAGGCCGAGGCTTACGAAGGCACTATGAAGAAGCGGATGTCCAAGGGCACCAAGATTCCGTCGCCCCCTGTCGAAGTCTTTGTGTTTAACGACAAGATTGTGGACCCGCAGCACTTTGTTGAAACGCTAGCTGACAAAGTGAAAACAGAAGAAATTATTGCAGAGTAATCTGACTTGTAATTCAACCAAGAAAATACTACACTTCGCCTGCCCGCAAGGGCACCTCTTGGTTATCTCTCTCCTTAACCCCGCCTCGTGCGGGGTTTTTTTATTCTTCGTCGTCGTCCGCGTAAGCAGTCATCTCTTCAGCACGGTTGATGAAAGCCTTATTTATACGCAAGCCACCAAACATACTTGCCTGTGCTCGTTCTACGGCGCGTTTCTTCATAGAAGCTTTGATGGTATTAAAATTGATTTGAAATTCTTTTTCTGGATGTACCATATTCCAATCAGCAATTTTTTCTAATATCTTAGCTACCGCATCACTATCACCAGCATCGTAAGCCATAGCAAGAAAGTTCAAGTAATCTTGTCTGCGCGACTTGAGCGCTTCTTCCATACTCTTGGCTTCGATGTTTGCTGCTTGACGCTGCGCCAGCCGTTCCGGCGAGAATCCAAGCATCTGCAAAAATGCTTCTTTCGCCGAAATATTTTCAAGCAAGGTATCGCCCTTCATTGTAAGAGCGCCTTCAGAAGCTAAACGACTACCAGCCATAATGTTCTTGATAGCAGCGGGAGCAATAGTCTCAAATGCACGTTCCACATGCCCATCATTGAACCGCTTAACAGCCTCGGCAGAATTAATAATCATACCCGCAGAAGGGCCTAGCAAATTAATGATTGCATTCTGAGTGTTTGTAACTTCGTCTTGGTTTCTCTTGGTATCGCGCCACCACATATCTGTGAGATTGGTGCTCATACGGTCTGACAGTGAGGCCCCTGTAATCTGGGGTACAACACCCCGTGCAATAGAGTCGCCTACAAAACCACCAAACACTGAGTTCAACCAATTCTTGTACCAGTTTTCAACGTCGTACTCGTCGTCATCATCACCGAACACAGAAGCAAAAGCATTGGCGATACCGGAGAAGATAAACCATACCGGCATGCCCATCGTACCGGCAAACAAGAATGACATACCCATCATGCCCGCAAAAGTACGCCGCGCATCTTTGCGAAGTTCAATTGACTCCTTCATGACTTTATTGGCTTCGTCAGTTTTGCCTTCAGCCATAAGTTGTTCGTACTCTTTTTGCCCAATCAAATTTGTAGATTCATAGGCAGTGCGGAACAACAGATAAGTCATATGCTGGGCGTATTGCTTGAACTGCAGCAGCACCTTTGGTAAGTCGCCTTGGAAGTAGCGCGGCTTATTAGCAGTTGAATAGTCAAACATCGACTTGTAAGTAAGGTTCTTAGCTTTCTCTACAGCCGCTTCAAAATTACCACCATTAGATTTGTATGCTAAATCAAACGCAGCCATAGCCGTAACTTCACGGTTAAATCGTTCCGCCTTATGGAATGGGAACGCAGCAAAAGTCATAACCTTATGCCACCGGCCCGTGTAGTCATTGCTGGGCTGCTCAGAAAGCCCCGCAACATCGTGCGTCATAGATACGTCAATAAGGCCAGAATCAATAAACGCTTGGTAGGCACGTTTTTCAACTTCCGTAAGATTCTTATTGCGCCCAATTGACGGAGCATCAAAGTTACCAAGCTCATCTTTCCACCCACTACCACTAAGCATCTTCATGTACTTGCTATACGCCTGCCTAGCGGGACCCCATCCATACGGACCAGCAAGCACCGGATAGCCGATAGTAGGCACTGCGAGCATGTTCACGATTGCAGATGCAGGGGAGGTCAAGAAATTTAAGAACCCAAGATTAGATACAAAAGTAACCCACGATGCTTGGTCCATTGGGCTAAGCACATTATCTAACCGCCGTTGAACTTCATTAAGGTAATCATTCAATGTGCGACGGGTTACATCTTCTTCCGGAGTTGTGGCTATGCCTTGCGTGGACAAGAAATTACGAGCTGCCTCCATACTGTCGAACATACGCGGCGCATATTCAAATCGAGCCTGCTGGTATCCAAGGTGAAACATAGCATGCGCAAAACTACGAACCATATCAGCACTTGCGCCGGGGACGTTTTTACGATGCAGGAACATATTACGAATACTTTGCGATGGAAGTGTAGTAATAAACAATTCACCCATCTGGTCTAAGATAGCTTCCTTAAGTTTTTCTGGGTCTTTTTCGTCTACATTGGTGACCATCCCTTTAAGCTCTTCAAACAATCGAGCGTTTTGAAGAGCAGTAGATGTCATGCTGCGGACATCGTTACCCGAAGCAAAATTTCCTTTGGGGTCTTTCACCCTTGCGTCTTTCAGCGCTTCATTACGTTCATAGGCAGACTCAAACATATAGAACTTCATGTCTTTGCCGGTACCTTCTTTGTACCAAAAACGCCCGAACCGCTTGAGTGGAAAGTACGGGTCAATCATTTCCTTAAACTGACTCTCAATCTTCTTGTCAGCTAGCACTCGTGCAGTGGCCGTATCTATTGTTTCCTTACCCGAAGCAATTAACTTTTGAGCGTCTTGCTCAATTTCAGACTCGATGAGCGCTTTAAGTTCTTCATCTGTTTTGCCCGTATATAGCTGTCGATAAGCAAACAACTGCCTTGCAACATGCTCTCTAGTGGCGCGTTCTGCGGCTTCCTTGGACCCCATGATGCGGCGGTATTCCCGTTCCGCAGAAATACGCTTGTAGTTTGCTAAGGTCTCTCTAAAGAAATCACGCATCTCAATATAGAGTTCTTGAGCGGCAGCACCATCCTTCATCTTGCCAAGAGCCTCCCAATCTGCAGTCAACTGCTTTAGGAGCGCCGCTTTCTCTTTGTCAGCAGGGGTGGCAGGGTTTGCTACAGATGGGTCCAGTTGTTCAACAGTAGACGTTTGGATGAGGCGGGTAAGCAGTTCTGATGTAGCCTTATTGGACGAATACAACTTCATTAGTTTGTCAAGAATAGGCTTACCCTTTTGGATAGTCTTGTTACGGCTATCCTGCATATCTTCGATATTCTTGATTAGCAAGGAGATTTGAGGGACCTTGGTTTCAAATTCTCCAGTCAGTCTGTTGTACTCGATGCCAATCATTTCTTCGAGCTGACGCAGAGTAAAAGCGCCCAAGAAATACTTTCGAGTCTGGTCTTTCATGGTTGACCAAAGCTCAGAAAGAATCATCTTAATATCGTTGAATTCTTTGGAGTTTCTGATTTGATTGCTGATGTTACGGATAGCGCCGGGCTGTTCGTTTGAATTGTTCTCGTAGTACCCACGCATGGCAGCGTTGGGGCTGCCCAAACCAAACCTATTATGTGGTGCATCGAATAAAGCTTGGGTTTGGATGATTGTCTGACCAAGCACATTATCAACGCCAAACATCTGCATACAGAACTGAACAAACTTATCCCACCAAGACTTAGAAGTATTTTTGTATTGAATCGCTTGAAGAACTTTTTGAAACTCGTGATTTGTAAATGCTTCAGATACAAATTCGTGAATGTCTGTAAATCCATACTTATCGAGTTTAGAAATAGCTTTAGAATGCGCGTACAGTTTCTTTAGCTCAAACGCTGCTTCTTGCTGCCGAGCGCCGTAGGCTGAAGGGTCATTTAAAACTCTAGAAGTTGCCGCGTGCATAACTTCGTGCAGAAATACATACACAGAATTAGCACCCATATTATTGAGAGTATTTAATGAAATTGAATCTATCTCAGGAAAGTAAACGCCCCAAGAGTCCTCTATAATCTCATTTTCGCGTTTTAGTATTTTCCCAAGCTCTTTTATTTCATCAAAGAGATTCTGTGGAATAATCTGATTTTGGTTATTATAATCTATAATATTAGAAATTGTATAATACATCCCTGTAATTATACCAGTATTAGTCGGGGAATTTGAATATACTTCATCTAATCTTTTTACATACATATTTATACGCGGGTAATATGGTGCAAGATTTTTTAATTGATGATAGATATTAACAGCAGAATTAAAAATCCATGAATTTGAATCTACTAAATGTTCATAGCTTTCGTTAAGTTTGTTGTAGCCAATAGACGTTTGAAGATTAAGTGACAGCAACTTAGTGATAAGCTGCTTCTGATATGGAGTTAGGTTTTTCTTTTGAACAGCTAATAGCGTTCTAAGAGCGTCGTTTAAGTCGTTTCTTTCAATGGCCCCAACTACTGCCGGGTGCATCATTTGAGTTAAGGAGCCGGATACCTTTTCAGAAGTAGCAAAGGGGCCAAGCCGTGATTCTCTTTCGGCTTCCTCGTACTCACGCACGGTTTCTGCTTCTGATTCTAGATGCTCACTTCGCTCTTCCCGTTGCCGGTCGATTTCTGCATCACGGGTAGCAAGATGTTCATACGCACGGCGGTACTGTTCAAACTTGCGGTTTACTTCTGGAGAAGCATTAGTAAGTAACCACTCTTGAAAGAATGGGGCATAATCGGCACCCTGCCCACTAAACAACTCATTACGCGGCGTGCCATACGCCATATCAAAGGCGGCTGCACGAAGAGCAGTATCGAAATTAAACCGGCGGAAATAGTCATTGGCCGCACGCTCTGCCTTATCCAAGTTCTTGAGGCCAGACTTAACTTTTTCCTTTAGCTTCCGCAGTGTTTGTTTTGCTTGCGCGTATGCGTTGGTGCTCGGGGTTATGCCTAAGCCTTTAAGTTGCTGTTCTGAAACAAAGTCATTGAACGCAAGTTTGAGCTTGTTGACCCCGTCGTATGTGGTAAGGTCGGGTAGGTTGGTGGCGCTGGCTAAAAACTGCTTTTGTTCCTCTGCCGACAGCTTGTCAAAGTTCTCAAACTCTTTAAGTCTTTCCGGACTGAGCGGCTTTAAGTATTTATTGAAGAACTCTTTGATAAGTTCGGTGTAGTACGGCAGTTCTTTGTCATCTGCCTTGAGGTCTTCGTACATATCGCGGATAGCACGAATAAGACCCTTGTCTTCTAAAAGGGCACTACGCTGTTTCTTAATTTCAAGTTCGGAAGGAGAGCTAGGCTTAATAGCCGCAAGAAACCGCTCCAACGGTGCCGCACTTACATCCGTAACTAACTGTTCAGCGGGTTTAACCGTCTCAATGGTGGGCGGTGCTTGCGGTTTTTCAACAGGAGCACCAAGGTCCAGCCCTTGTTGCGGGGCTTCTCCAGTAGTGGTTTGCGGTGCTGTTCGTTCTTCTTGTGAAACTGCCTCACCAAAATCAAGCCCTTGCTGTGGCCCCATAGATGCAAGGGGAGCGGAAGGCATACGGGGGGGATTGTCAAGGCGCTGCTGCAGTCGGCTTTCTAGCTGGTCTTGTTCTCCAGCAATCTGTTCTTGCTGCGCGTCAATCTCTTGCAAGCGAGCTTGTACTTGCTCATTTTGTTCTTGCTTTAATAAAGACTTTCTTTCTTTTTCCAGCTCATCGTACTTAGCTTGCAGGGTCTCCATTGACGGGAAAGCTTCTTCTGCAAGTCGGTCTACAGTACTAGGCGGTGCGGGCGGAGGCGGTGCGGTTTCACCACGAGCTTGACGAACAGCTTCTTGTTCTAAATCAAGGTCATGCTGGTCTGCTTCGTCGTAAGCATTCTTAGAAGGTGGAGGTGGAGCTTCAGCAGCGGGCGGGGTTTCTCCGGCTTTCTTCTGCATATAACCACGAGCAGCACCTGACACTCCACCAAACAACACAGAACCAGCAGCTCCAGCAACGCCAGCGTCCACTACCCTTTGAAAATCTTGACTATTCCATACATCTGCATGGTCATCCACAAACTTTTCTGCTGCAATGCTAATCGCCTCTTGCGCGGCTTCCGTCGGGCCTTCGGTTGCAACACCGGTAATAACATCGGCTGCGGCACCTCTTGCAATGCCCGGCTTCATACCAGAGCGTTCAAGGATTCGTTCAACAACCCCAGCCTTAACGCCGGGGGTAAGTTTATTTAGCGCATACGCAGGGAACACCGAATCCAATGCAGCGGACACGGAGCCAGCCAAAGCGGCAGCACCCGGTTCTAGCTTGCCAGTCCTTTCATAGATATTCTGGAATACTTCGGGGGAATTAAGTGCGTATGAACCAAGATACACACCAGCAGCCTGACCAAATTGCTGACCAGTTCTTTCTGCTTTAGGAAGTACACGTGCTGCTAAATTAGCAGCGGCTTCCTCGGTCATTCCTTTTTCAGCAGCGCGAGCCGCTAGTGCTTCAGTAGCTGTACGGCCAGCAAGGGCGCGACCTCCCATACCTGCGACACCGCCGGGTAGAAGAACCGAAGCAATGTTGGGAACCTGCTCTGCGCCAGTCTCTAAGATATACGGAAGCACATCCCCAAGACCCTTAACATCACGATAGCTTTCATATCGCGGTGCATACTTCTCTTTAATTTCTTTTTGCGTGGCGGCAGCTTCTTCCATCTGTCGCTTGGCGTATTCATCTTCACCAACAGCAGAAGCGGCCATAGCGGGAATGACATCCCCGAAAGTAGACCCAAGCTGCTTAACCCCGCGCATAACAGCACGGCCTGTCATATCTAGCAGGCCGGTATCTTTGGTCGGTTCCGGTTCTTCTTGTGTTTTTTGATACGCGCTATACCGGCGCAGAAGTTCAGACTTAGTTATATTATCTGGCACACCACTGATAATGGTGCCATCTGGCATCCGAACATCCATAGCAATCCTTAGTCGGGAAGGTCGTTATACGATACAGCACGAGAAGAAGCCCCGCCAGCAGTAGAAAGACCGCTTATTACTGCATCATAACCCGGAATTTTTCTAAATTCTTCTTGTTCAATTTCCTGCATTGTCTTCTTATCCCCATCTTTTTGGGCTTTGAGATAACGCGGATTCATAAGAAATCTTTCTCTTGCACGGTCCATACTTATAAGAACTTGTCTTGAAAGACCGCTAGTGCCTTGCGCCTTAGTACCCGAAATGACCTTAGCAAACATATCTGCTTTAGTTTGACCATCCGCTGCTTGATATGTCGGGTCGCTTTGTAATTGAGAAAGGACAGTAGAAACAAGGTCGGGCCGTTGTGCCACGATTCGTTGTGTCTGTGCATTAAAGCTTTGAATGTTGAGGCCAGCTCTTTGTAGCGCAATTTCAGCTTGCTTATATTGAAGGTCCGCTTCTTTGGATTCTTGCCCAAGATTTGTTGTTTGCACGCGCCCTTCTTCAGTAATTACAGTTTTAATATCATCCCGTTTAAATACGTTTGCTGCGCGGTCCGCAGTAACTTTGTCTCTTGCAAACTCTCGCTTGGCGGCTCTAATTTCGTTGCGGTTTTCTCTAAGGTCAGCGGCAGCTTCTTTACTACCTTCTTGACGGAAGCGGTTTTGTGCGTCGGCAAGGGCGAACTGTGCGGTATCCAGTTTTTCACGCGAAGCCTCAAGCTTGTCTTGCGCGTCTGTGTATGTTTGAAGCCCTTTAATACCACCTTCACCAAGAGCAGCTAAGAAATTCGGATTTTTGCTAGCCATCATAGAGAGGCCACCAGCAATCAAAGCGTCCCATTTATTTTGAGCGCCCTTAGCTTCAAGGTCTTCTCCACGTTTCTTAAGGCGAGCAGATTGTTCTTCGTAAGGTTTTTCGCTTACACCAAACGCTGCTTGTACATCTTTTACTCGCTTTGCTGCGTCATCTACTGAAAGCTCAGGAGGAACATAAGTTTTTTCATCCAAATAAACCGGCTTCCGACTTTCTTCCAGTTGTCGAAGAACTTCAGGAGTATAGAGGCTGGTGGCCCGGCCAAGCTTGGTTGAAATACTGGGTAGCGAGGGCAAACCCGGACCAGCAGGAACTTGTGGACCAGCGGGACCAGCGGCGGGACCGGCAGCGGGAGCTGCGGCGGTTGGGTTCTTTATTGGGAGGTTTCCTTGGTATTCCGTCTGTGCCAAAGCAGCGTCAATGTTTTCCAACTCTGCGCGAAGCTTTTCAGACTCTGGTTCCTGTTTAGGATAGTGTGGCTGTTTTCTAGCTTCATAGGTTGGCTTGCCAGTGAAGAAGTTACCAACTCTGGATGCAAGGCCACCGACACCTTCAACAAGATTAGCAGCAGCATTAGTAGACCAGCGGCCCGGAGCCTCTATAGCGTTAAGCATACCTGCTCTATCTTCATCAATTTGTGCTTGGCCCGAGCTTTCCAACTCTTGCAACCTGCGCATAATTTGAGCGCGTCTATTTTGGTATGCTTGTAAACTAGACGCATAGTTGGGCATAGTTGAAACCAAACTACCATTGGTAACACCGTCAAATCGCGGCACGTGCCCGCCTTCATCAAACGCAACGATGCCACCACCGGCCATGTTATGTTCTTGGAACATGTGGTCGGGTACATGAAGTTCAGCCAAACCACCATGCGCAGCTTGCATCACAGGTTGTTGCGGCTGCATCTGAGGCTGCATTTGTTGCTGTGGCATTTGTTGTTGCGGCTGCGGCATAGCCCGCTGCATAACGTCTTGCGCCACCGTACTAGTGGGCATTTGTTGCATCTTTTTATCGAGGTCTTCTCGGTTGTTTAATTCGCCGAGAATAAGGGTAAGTTTATAGTCGGGTTTAGGGTTGGTAGCTTGCCGCTTATACAAGTCCATAAGCTGCGGCGTAGTAAGGTTTTTAATCATCGCCTCAAGTTTGGGCGATAACGGATTTGAGATTGGGGTCATGTTTTGTTGGATACTCATGATTAACCCCTATTCATCGCGTTATACAGGCCGAGACCAGCAAGGCCCGGAATACCCTCAACTTCACCACCTTCAGCAAATACGCCAGCTTTGCTACCTAAACCATACAAACTAGCGGCACCGCCTAGTAGTTGCGCACCAAAGTTAGGCGCCTGTTGATAAGTAAGTTGTGTTGAACCCATCTGCTGTGGCAAACCATGAATGATGTTGCTGTAGAAGCCTAGTTGTTCTTTTGGGTAGTCACGTTGGCGCAGAAAGTCCTGATACGCTGTATCAAGTTTTTGTTGTTCAAGAGCCTGTGCTTGCGCAGCGGTTTGTGACTGAAGGCCAAGTCGTTGAACGTTTGCTTGTTGTTCGGCAGTGCCTAGATTGCCCAGAAGCTGCGAAGCGGTACCAGCTTGCTGGAGCCCCTGCATACCAAGCCCGCCAAGATACTGTTGTTGACGTTGCGCAGCATCAAAGGCCGACTGATAGCCACGACCAAGGATGTCACCGACCATCGTGTTAGCATTGCGCTCACGTTCAGCGGCCATAAGGGCTTGACGGCTACCGCCAAAAGAACCCCCGCGCATGCTCTGCAGGGCATCGTTACGCTTGGCGTAGTCTGCTTGGAGGTTGGCTTCACGAATCTGCGGGTTCAACGCACCTTGAATGTAGGGCGACATGTAGTCGGCGGTGTTACCAAATGCAGCATTCAACCCACGTTGAGCGGCGCCCAATCCCAGCATTCCAGTAGCACCGGCGCCTGCAGTAGCGGCACCAAATTGACCCGGAGTTTGTAATCCTAGAGTTTCAGATTGAAGAGCTTCTTGGGCGGGAGTGAAGCCAGCAGTGCGTTCGCCACCATACGTTTGATAAGGACGGTAGGATTCCGCCTCTGCACGTTTAGCGATATTAAGAACGTACGGTTCGAGGTACGCAGGCAGATTGGTCTGCGTTACAGTTTGACTTGTCGGTTGCGACGGTGCCTTACTTCCCTTACCCATTTTCTGCTCCTTAAACTACCCTACCGGTAGTTCGTACGTAATAAATTTTGCTTCATAGCCATCATCCCTAAAGACTCTAGCCCATCCGGGCCTGCCGGGCGACTCAATTTTTTCACACCCATTATCTCTTGCCCAGCGTTGTAGTAATTCCAGCATGGGCTTCTTCCACTTCTTTAACTCAACCCCCCCAGTAAACTGCATCGCTAACAATCTACATCTGGGGTAATTCACAATCTCTGTTACAACTGCGCCGTAAATCTTGTCACCTTCAAAAGCAATCCACAGTTGATGGTCATAATCGGTTACGCAATCTTTAATATCTTGTACGGTGTATCTACCATAAGTATATTTTGCCGCGCCTTCTAGATACCCTTCAATCTGGTTCCAACATCCTTCTACGTATTCTTTAGGTACGATAGAGACTTGCATCATGCTGGCATGTACTTGTTGGGATTGATTTGTTTACCTTGCTTGGTAGTACCAGTACGGGCCTTACGTACCTTATCCATCATACTGTAAAGACGCTGCGCTCCGGCCTTAGTAGAGCCATTACCAAGATGCGATACAACATCAGCAGGGACCACGAATTCACCGTCAGCTAGACGGGCGGGTTGCTTATCAGCAATAGTTGCAGGAATCGAATCACTCATACCATCGCCGGGACCATCCAAGTAGCCGCCCTTAGCGAATGCACCGCCAGAATTAATAATGTCTCTAGACATGTCCGAGAACCCCTGAGCAAGATTCAAGTTCTGCGTAGGCTGACGTTGAGGTAGAGCAGTAATGCCGCTGCCGCTAAAGTTGGGGTTTGCCATCGCTTCTGGCGGGGGAGCTGAGGGTGCAGTTGTGGCAGGTGGTGCTTGCCAAACCGGCTTCGGCCCTGCCTTGGCCTCTGCTTGCGCTTGGGTGAGGCCATTAAAAAGTCTAAATATACCCGGATTAGCCATTGCAAAAAAAGAATTTGGGAACTGCGCGTTATCTACAGGTCCACCCCTCAAATCTTTAACTCTCTTGTTATACGCATCAAGTTCAGCTTGGAATGCAGTGGATGGAATTGAATTCGGGTCTTGGAAACTACCGGCAGCAGAAGCAAGGCCGTAGTTTTTTTCTGCTGTGCTACCGCCATCAGCAAATTGAGCTATACCCCCAATACCATATTGCATGGCTTCTTGCGCATCTTGGCGCGGGTCACTACCGGGGTCTGGAGTTTCGTTTACATCGCCGCCTTCAGCGTAACCACGGTAGTTAGGGTCGTACTTTTCATAGCCCGGATAGGGATGTGTGGGATTAAAGTATTGATACTCTTTAGTGCCAAGTTGTTGACGTTCTTCTTGAGTGGGGAATCGAGCGTCACGTTGAGTCGGATAGTACGGACCTTCGTACGGAGTTTTTTCTTCGGCTGCGGGGGGTTTGTATTCCGGCGGCGCGGCTGCGGCGGCGAGGAGCGGGGAAGCAGCGGTAAAGGCAGCGCCGGGGTTGTTTTTGATAAATTCTAGAGGGTTAGCAGCGGCATATTTAAGGCCACCAAGTACACTAGGTGCGCCAGCCACTGTAGTATTAGCAAGATTAACAGTTCCCGCTGCGTTGGTAACACCCGCAGCAACTTGGTTTGCTGTTGGCATAACATATGGAGCGGCATTTGTAACTAATGGTGTGCCACCTGCTAAGGGGACCTCAAATGCACCGGATAAACCAGAAGAAGTAAGAGAAGGCGCACTAGAAGCTGCGGCAGACCCACCAAGTAAGGGAGTAGCTGCTGTTTCAGGAACCGCCGTTACAGTAGACCCAAGTTTTCCTAATGTACCTCCAAGTCCTGCACCACCATATCCACCAAGGCCAGACATAATACCTTTACTTAAACTACCACTAGCTGCCCAACCCAATGCACCCACTGCAAGGCCAGCCTGAAGGCTACTTAACCCTAACCCCGCGGGGCCAAGAGCAAAGCCCAAGGCAATCGGCGCAACAGCGCCAAGCACATCCCCTAAGAAGCTTGCTTCGGGAAGTCCAGTTTCTGGGTTGGTTGTAAGTGAACCGCCATGCGCCATAGCCAGTCGTTGAAGGCCAGCAACCTCTCGCGGTTGCATATGAACAAGCATGGAGTCGCCATTCCGGCCAAGGCCAGCCAGACCAGCAGCAATCGGTTTCATGTGGTGTGTTTGGTTCATGGCTGTATTATCCATTGTTGCCTTTTATTTTGCTAGTACTTATGGTATTGCTGATACAAAAGAAAGAGTGGCAATTACTGATGGTGTGGTTGGGCGTGTTGGTGTTGTTTGCGCAGCGTATGTTTGCAGCGTTACCAATGCGTTGTTGGTAGACCAGTAAATTTCAATATAGTCTGCTGCGGCTAATTGAATGTAATAATTCCAAGCACCGTTTGCCTGTCCAGCCTGCACTAAAGTGTTCCTTGTGGAACCAACTACATCAGTGCCATTCTTTTTCAACCAAACGCTAAGGCTTCGCGTCACAGAATCAGAGTTAAGAATTTGAGCAGACCATTGAAGGTTATAAATGCCCGGATAAGCCACAGTCATCCGTGAAGATGAAGCAATTGATGTGGAGTTTTCGTAATCCACAACTTCCAAAGCAACT